ATGATAAAGAAGATATTCAGAACCAAATTAAGGGTTTACTTATATAAAAATATTGGCGAAGTAGTCAACTTTGAAGATGCGTTCAGTTGGGTTTATACCTCGCCAATATGGGAATGGAAGTTAAGGGTTGCCTGTATTTCTAACACAACTGTTTATCCTATACTTAACAACATGTATCAGGCAAAACAAGCAGACTTAGACAAAGCATCAGAGCTGTGGAAGTTTTTCCATGAGTAGAGTAACAAGTATGTAGGCATACTTCAACTGTCCTTTTTCAAAGGTTGGGCAGTAGCAAGTAGAGACCTGGATTACTTTGTAACAAGGATTCTCTTTGATTCTCGCATTGATTTCTGCTTCCACTCCTGCATGATTATCGCTTGGAATGGCGAATGTGATGACTTTCTGTTCCATAAAAATTGAATTTAAAATTAAATATAAAACATAGCTTCGGCAAAGATACAAAAAGGAAATAACAATCGGGCAACGGCAGTGAATTGATTAAACATATTACGTAGCCACTTCTGTTTCATGAGCTGCCGACCCGATTAAAAAAGGAGACAAGAATATGATAAAGAGGATATTAAGGAAGAGGTTGAGAAGGGATATAGCAACTTATATAGGCGCAACGAATCCCGAATATGAAGATGTTTTCAACTGGGTTTACAATGCGCCTATATGGAATTGGAATGTGATGAAGACTTGCGTCATACAGAGCTATTCGCTTAGAGAAGCAAAGAAACTATACGCTTTTTTCTGCAAATAGCAAGACGTGGAGGATACTTTTTGATGCCTGTTCGGGGAAGTTCAAGTCAGCCATACATGATGAAATCTGCTTGATATTCCATCCTTCTCCAGATAGTTTTTCAATTTCGTCATTCAAATTGAATGCAAGAGGTTCTCCATTAACATCTACATTAAACTTGTAGTGAAATACTTTCTGTTTCATAAAAATAGATTTTAAAATTAAACATAAAACATAGCTTCGGCAAAGATACAAAAAATTCTGGAGGACAAAATATGAATGAACTAACAACCATAGTAGACAACAACGAAGAGAGGATGACTTCGCTACAGATCGCGGAGGTGACAGGAAGAAGACATGCTGATGTAATGAAAGCTATTCGCAAGATGGAACCAGCATGGGTGAAGATAGCCGAGGGAAAATTTTCCCTCGGGTCATATTGGGATGAAAATGGTCAGTCTCGCCCCTGTTATTCCCTCACCAAAGAAGAATGCCTATACATCGCCACGAAGTTTAATGACGAAGCAAGAGCAAAGCTGATACGGAGGTGGAAGGAGCTGGAGGAAGCGCACCGCCCGGCAATGCCGAGCAACTATCTGGAGGCACTGAAAGCAATGGTGAAGATAGAAGAGCAGAAGCAACAGCTTGCCATAGAGAGCCAAAAGCAGAAGGAGCAGATAGTGAACATCAGCCGGGAGAATGTGGAATTGGGGAACCGGATAACTGAGATGTTGCCAAAGGTGAGCTATTATGACCAGATACTGGAGAGCAAGAGCACGATGACCGTAACACAGATAGCTCAGGACTACGGCATGAGTGCGGTGAAGCTGAACAGGATATTGGCGGAGCTGAAGATACAGCGGAAGGTGCAGGGACAGTGGATATTGTATAACAACTACGTGCCGTGTGGATATGTACACAGCAAGGCGGTGGATATAGTGAGGGCAGACGGACGGCGAGACGTGAAATACAACACGGAATGGACAGTGAAAGGAAGGCTCTTCCTCTACGGCAAGTTGAAAGAGAACAATATCATTCCGCTTATAGAGCAGGACATAAAGAAAGAACGCGAAGTTAAACAGCCTGTGGAACAGGCATTAAACCTATAGACTATGGACGAGAATATGATAAAAGAGCAGCTTGACCGCATAGAAGAGTATTCGAGGATTGCTGCAAAGAACGTGCTGACCATAAGGGAAGCATCCGTAATACTGGACATGACCCCACAGGGGATAAGACAGAAAGTGAGGGAACATGAGATACCAGCCTATAAGCCGAACCAGAACCGGTTGTATTTTTTGAAAGAAGACCTTGAAAGGTGGATGCTCCAGAACAGGAGCAAGACAATGGAAGAGCTTGAAGCGGAAGCAACAGACTACTGCATGAAGCGCAGGATAGGCGAGATGATTTAAGTATTATATAAGTTTGAGAGAAGCGCGCATAGCTCATGGGAGCAGCGGTGTTGGCACTGGATAGTCTGACACGGAAAGGGCAGTTCGATTCTGCATGTGCGCCCAATATGCCCGATACCGAGGCGAGAGAAATCGGATAGGATAAACCTTCCTGAAGAGGTACACGTGCCCCAAAGGAGTGCAGTTGACTACAGATTGTGCATAAAGCGTGGAAGTAGCAAGGCGATTACCTACACCGGAAGAAACGGTGGAATTGAGAAAGTCTTGGAGTTGACCGGTGAAGAAGCAGTTTCGATGCGGTGACCTTATGAAATATATAATAAGGTAGCAAGATTCGGGAGCGCACCCATACAAAGAAGTTCTAATGCAGCCATTGGTAGTCCCAAGCCTACATGAGAAATGCAGAGGGGAACAATTTACATTTTTAACATACTTAATTATTTGCACCGTGCCCCACGGTTCGCGAGAATAGAGGGGCTTTTGTTTTACAATTTAAAACCTAAGAGATATGGACAATTACAATTACCCGATTGGAGCCGACACAGCAGACGCTCCCTGGAACGAGGAAGAACCGGAGCCTATGCCAGTAGCGATTCATTCCACCTTCTGTCTTGAAAAGGACATGGTGGTGGATTCATATTCAGAAGAAGAGCCAGACGTGAAAGACGCGGTGTATGAACAGAAGAGTACACCGCTGATGCTGATAAACGAGCTGAAAAGACGTTTAGAAGAAGAGCTGAGACAAGATCCAGGCAATTTGAAGAATAAACAACTCCTCATGGAATGTGAAGACTGGACAGAAGACTTTGCATTTGAAGAGAAATAAAAACAACAGGATATGAAAGAGTTAATAACAATTCAATCAGAACTGAAGGCACCGAAATCACAGTACAACAAGTTTGGCGGCTACAAATATCGCAAGGCAGAGGACATACTGGAAGCGGTGAAGCCGATACTTGCCAAACAGAAATGCACGCTCGTTCTGACAGACGAGATAGTGATGGTAGGCAACAGGATATACGTGAAGTCTACGGCAACGCTGAAGAACAGCAGCGGAGAGACGGAAACGTCTGTTGGCTATGCGAGAGAAGAAGAGACAAAGAAAGGTATGGACGGTAGCCAGATAACCGGAGCCTCTTCAAGTTATGCACGCAAGTATGCGCTGAATGGTCTGTTTGCCATAGACGACAATACAGACAGCGACATAACGAATGCCGGGACAGGAGCTGGAGCAGCCGCACAGCAGGCGACACAGGATCCAAAGACACAACAGACAACAGGAACGGCAAGCAAGTTCGACCCGAACAATCTGAAAGAAGCCCTTGGATATCTTGCCATGTGCAAGACGAAAGAAAACCTTGTGTGGGTGATGCAGACATACAAGCCGCTGATGAGCAATGCACAGATGATGCAAGCACTGAGTACCAAAAGAAAAGAACTAAAAATATAATAGAAAGGGAAAGAAGATATGAAAAAGATAAAGCTAACGACCTCGAAGGTAAAGTTTGTAGAACAGACACACCAATACTTCTTGGGCAAGAAAGAACTGAAAGGAGTAACCGGAACGCTGATAAAGAAAGCCTTCCCCGACACGTATAAAGGCATACCGGAAGACGTGCTGATGAAGGCAGCAGAGCGAGGCGGCATGATACACAATGCGTTTGAGCTATTCTGCACCGTGTTCAATTCCGACCTTGAAGCATATCCAAGTCCGACACCGGAGCTTGAAGACTTCAGCAACATGTTGAAGGCATACGACCTGCACCATATAGCAAGCGAGTATATCGTATCGGACAATGAAAACTTTGCGTCAGCCATAGACGGAGTGTTTGCCGACGGAGAAGGGAACATCTACCTTGTGGACTACAAGACAACGGCAACGCTGCACTACAACAACGTGTCGCTACAGCTCTCAATATATGCCAAATGGTTTGAAGAGATGAACCCGAAGCTGAAAGTGAAAGAGATAGTGTGCATGTGGTTCAAGAACGGACAGAGCAAGTTCCAGCCATTGCCAAGAGTGGCAGAGCATGAGATAGACGATCTTGTTGCCGCCTACCTTGCCAACGATGAAGAATACCGGTATGAAGTGGAGATACCGGAAGAGTTCTCGACACTGGAGCAAGAATACAGACTTGTGACGGCACGGCTGGAGGCAATGAAAATGCAACAAGACACAATAAAGGAAAAACTGCTGAAGCTGATGGAGGAAAACAAGCAGAAGCAGATAAAGACAAGTTTCGGTTCATACGCATACGTTGCGGCATCAACGACAAAGCGTTTCGACTCAAAGTTATTCAAGGAGCAGGAGCCAGAAGAATACGAGAAATACATGAAAGAGAGTGAGACAAAAGCATCAATAAGAATAACATTAAAAAAATAGAGATTATGGATATAACATTTACAGGAGTGATAGTAGAAGTATCACCGGTACAGCAAGGAACATCAAAGAGAGACGGTAAGCCGTGGGCGAAACAGGAATATGTGATAGAAGAAGTGAACCAACGCTATCCATCACGCTGCGTGTTCCAGGTGTTCGGACAGGAAAGGCTACAGCAACTTGCCATTGGTCAAGGAGAATTGATAACCGTGCACCTTGGCATCAACGCCAACAAGTCGCAAGAGGGAAGATGGTTCAACAAGTTAGACTGTTGGAAAGTAGACAGGTTCGGACAGCAGCAGCCACAACAACAGGGGTATATGCAAGAGCAAGTGGCACAATATCAGCCCCAGCCAAGTGTGTTTGACCAAGACAATAACATGAACGGAGGATTCGGAGTCGGGGCAGAGCAGAAGAATCCGCCATTCTAAGATAAAAAGAGAAAAGGTATGGAAATACATCTTGTAAGAACATCTCTCGGACTACAGGCATACAGCGATGAAGACTATGAGATGCTGCAAAAGATAAAGATCGGCAGCATAGTAAAAGCAAAGATCGTGCAGCCAAGGAACGTGAAGTTTCACAGAAAATTCTTTTCGATGATAAATGCCGCATGGGACAGTCTGACAGAAGAGCAGCGCAAGAACATGCGCTCAAAGGACACGTTCAGGGAACAGCTTCTGATAGTGTCGGGGTTCAGCGAACCGCTATATGACATAAACGGAGAGAAGTTTATGGAGAGAGCCAAGTCAATATCCTTTGCCAAGATGGATGAGCCAGCCTTCGACACAGTATACAACAGAGTACTCGACACCATCCTGACAATCCTTGTCGGGAATGGTGTATCAGAGGACGAATTTAACAACATCCTAAAAAACTACAGTTAAAGATGAAAAATCAAGAAGAAGTGCCAAGCGTAATGGAGCTATTATATTTGGTAGCAAAGAAATGTGTGAGAATGATGAAGAAGAAGTTCGGAAAGAAGAACATTTTGAAATTCAAGTTTGACATTCCGGAGAACGGCAAGGTATGTTCGGTGAAGATCCCCAAACAATACATAGCCTTTATAAGCAAGGACGGCACACTGAACATCCGTAAACGACAAAATCACAGGAAAAGATATGGCAACGTTGGAAGAATTGCTTGCCCTTGCTGAAAAGGGAGAACTGAAAAAGCCTCGGAAGCGGTCGCAGAATGAAGAGCATCAGCTGCAATGTGCAGAAGTGAGATACATGAGAGGAGTTCACGGAGAGCTATCTCATGTATTTTTTTGTGTCCCGAACGGACAGAAGAGGACATCAAGACAGGCGTCATGGCTTCATGAAGAAGGAATGGTGAACGGAGTGTCGGACATGATCCTGCTGAAACCGAACTCCCGACACGGCTATCTCTGCATAGAGAACAAAACGAAGAAAGGGAAGCAGTCGGCAGAACAGAAGGTATTTCAACAGGAAGTAGAGAAACATGGCGGCAAATATGTTATAGTCCGTTCACTTGATGAATTTATAGAAAAGTTAGAATCATATTTAAACGGAGAACTATGAAAGAGGAAACGATAGACGGAAAAAAGTTTGAAGTAAGCGAAGAGCAGCTGGAATCATACGCAGACCTGCTGGAGGTGTATGGCTACAAGGTGCAGCGTCCGCCAAGGGAAGTGAAAGACGAATACACCTTTGACAGAGCTTGGAACCTGTATGAAAAGAAAGTAGGCAGTAAAGATAAGCTGAAAAGGATATGGAACAGGATGAGCAAGCGAGACCGGAAGGCAGCAACAGAACACATTCCGGCATACGTTTTGTCAACCCCCGACAAGCACTATCGCCTGAACTTTCAGACATTCTTGAATCAGAAACGCTGGAGTGACGAGCTGATGTCAGAGAAGCCAACAGGGGAGAAAGAGGAGAAGACGAACATAGAAAAGCTGTTGGAAGACAGCCGCGTGGAAGACGAAGAGACAAAGCGACATGAAAAGCGACAGCGCATTTATCGGATGATAGAAGCCGTGAAAGAAAATCCAAAGTCAATGATGCGAGATGTGCTTTGCGGCATGTATAACAACGGACTGCTGAAAGAACTTAACATAGACTGGAAACCATAAACATATCAATGAAAGAGAAAATTCTTGCCACGATAGCAGAACTTCAGGCAAAGCGCGAGAAAGCAAACATCGTGCCGGCACATGTGTTGACAACGGACATTATCAAAAGCGGCTTTCATAAACCGTATGAGGCACTGAACGAATTATACCTTGAAGGGAAGGTAGAATGGCACAGAACAATCAATGATATAGCATTTACAATCAAAGAAACCAAATAAAATAAACAAACTTATGAAATACGGAACTCACAATTCGCTGACCTATGCAAAGCTGATATGGTGGCAACGCCCCTTTGCATGGCTGATAAATCCATTCAGCAGATGTCAGGACAAAGACATCACGACACAGGTAAAGAATGACGTAGTGGCATTTGACATTCAGATGGCACAATATAAAGACAAGTGGAAAGCATCACACGGAATAGCATGGTATGATGTGGATATAATACCGATGTTAGAATACCTAAACAAGTTGGCAGGAAAACTCAATGAACGATTCTATGTACGCATAGGACTTGACCGCCATTTCTTCAGAACAAAGAAAAGACATGAGAAAGAAAGAGAGGCGTTTCATGACTTTGTGGAGATATACTTGAAAAGCTATCATAATCTTAAACTTATAGAGCTTTATGTGGAATATCCGGAATACAAGACTTTGTTTTTTGGTTTTATATCCGGTCTCACACAAATATATTGGTCGTTGGCTTTTGCAAGAGCCAAGGCACGACAGGCAAGAGGTTTGGAGAGATACCTTTATTACCTTCCTGTTCCTCGTCTATGGGCAAGGAAATACAGAAATGCATGGGAGGCAATGGCAATATTGAGAAATAAGGAAATATTTATGACAGATTTTATTTGATAAGACTATGGGAAGAGGCGTAACCTGTACAGTAGATGTGGAAGTGGATCTTGATGATGTTTTAGACAGCTATGACACGGATGATATTCTTGATGCTTTGGATGAACAAGAAATTGTGGACTATATAGAAGGAAAAGGTCTAATGGATGTGCCTATAGACGAAAAGAAAGCGATAATAGGTTTAGTAGCTCAAAGGACGAGAAGTTATCCTGACAAGGAAACAGTGAAGAACGTAATGTTGCAAATTATAGACGAATTATTTTAAACTAAAAAAAATTACAATTATGATAGACCATTTAAATATTTCATACAACAGAAACGGACTGTCGTTCATAATCAGCGTTGATGATACAACGAGTGAAAACCTGCCATATAATCTTGCAGAGACCTTTGCAGAATTAATCAGGCAGTCGGGTGCAAATGAGGAGATAGTTATTGAACAACTGATTAATGAGTTTGGGTATAAAAAGGAAGGAAGTGAGAAATGATTGACGAACATATTACCAAAACAGAATTACGGCAATTAAGAGCAAAATTAGTCATTTATTATAATCGTTATACAGAGACGAAAGAACAGGCAGATGCAGTAATGAAGATGATAAATATTCTGGATAGAAGGATATTGGGGTATTAAGGAATCAACAAACTAACTCTCCTTGGTGACAGCAGGGAGAGGAAGAGATTTTAGGTTTGTTGGAATACCAGAAGGAAAATCACAATGTAAAAATGTTAAAATTCTCAATTACTAAATTAAAAATATTGCATTAAACAAAAAAATGTCTATCTTTGCACAAGTTTAGTAATAACTAAAATATATGGCTAACAAATATGAAATGCGTAGGTTCAAGCCAGTGAACAATGTGGACTATGATTTCTTAGAGGTTTCTGTTAATGGCAAATACCATTGTCAAAATTTTATAGATGGGATTAAAGATGAAATAGATAAAAAGAAAATAATAAAAATATATGCTTATATGGATTTATTTTCATCAAAGCTATTGCCTTCAACTAAATTTCGACAAATAAAAGGTTTAAGAAGAAACGATGTTTATGAATTTAAAGACAAAGACATTCGTATTTATGTCATAAAGAAGAAACCTAATATGTTTATTATTCTTGGAGGATATAAGGGCACTCAAAACAAGGATATTAATCGTATAGACAATCTGTTCAATGACTTTTAATTTGAAAAACAATGGAAAGAAAAGAAGTATTAAACAGTCCTGAATATTGGACAGCAAAGACACAAATAGACCTTTACGATCAGGCTCAAAGATTTATGGAGAAATCAGGCAAGAACAAAAGTCAACTTGCAGAATACCTTGGTGTAAGCAAAGGATATGTGTCTCAATTGCTTAATGGCGATTATGACCATCGTCTATCTAAATTTTTTGAACTTGCATTGGCATTCGGTGTTATTCCTCAAATTGAGTTTATACCGATTAAAGACTATATTAAAGAGGATACTCAGATAAGCCTTTTCAAAAGTATTTCTTTTGAAAAGGAAAATGAAAGCGATTGGACTGCTACAACTGGCAATATTACTAAGCCTGTTGTTTGTAAGAATTTAACATCATGTCTAACAGTTTTTGATACACCAAAGAAATCAGCATAATATGACAAGATTTAGAATGTTTGGCATACATTTGGATCAGTTTGCAATTCTCGCACCAAATAAAGGTGAAGGGGATTTGGGAATGAAAATAGAATTAAGTTACAAGTATGCCGATAAAGGAAAGAAGATAGCTTGCACAGCAAATTTTGAATTTACAAGCCAAAAGACAAAGATTTTGGTTCTTGGTGTTACCTGTGAGTTTAAGATACATGAAGAGGATTGGGAAAAGCTCAACAAAAATGGAAAAGTTGTAATTTCCAAAGATTTGTTGGAATATTTTGCAGTTCACACTGTAGGAACTGCAAGAGGAATATTGTTCTGTAAAACCGAAAGTACACAGTTCAACAATATAATTATTCCTCCTATAAATGTTTCAGATTTAATAAAAGCTAATTTGATTATAAACTAAGCTAATCTTATATTTGGTATTAAAAGTGATAGAGGGAGCGGTGCTTTGCATTGCTCCTTTTTTTATTATCAGGCGGTATTCCGATATGGAGTATCGCTTTTTTCGTATTAATGATTTAAAAATAGGAGAATTAAAAAATGAAATCAAAAGTAGAAGTAGATGTTGAGGAAGTTCTTGGTAACCTTAGCTACAGAGATCGTTCAGAAGTATTGTCTAAATATATAGGCGAAATTAACGATAGCGATGTTCTGATAGAAGAACTTGAATCTCGTGGATATAAAGTGGAGGAAAAATAATGGGGGGATTAGTTGTAGGCTTATTCTATGCTTTGTTCTTTATAGGGATTCTTATATATAGCACTTGATATTGAATGTAATCTATCTGGAGCAAATGCAGGAAAGAGGTAGTATTAATAAAGAGTTGTATTAACGTCTTAAAACTCTTCAAACAGAAGATGACAATACAATTCGTAATTGGAAAATGAATGAACGCTTTGACCTTGAACATCATGCTCTAAACAGACATGACAGGAGAAGGATTAAAGCTGAATATAGAAAGAAAAGGAGACATCGATGAAGAGAGAAGAATTGAAAAAGTTGAGAGCCGGAGATGAGTTGTACTACGTGTACAATCATATCGGCTACAGATGCAAGCGAGCCGTGTTCCTTCGTCCTATAAGGGGAGACGGTTGCTATATCCAAGTAAGTGGAAGGACAGTAATTGCTTGGGCATTGTATCTTTTCAAGAGAGAAGAAGAGGCAAAGGAATATGCAGCAAAATGCACAAAGAGTTTGATATATGCGAGACTACATGAAATGGGAAGTTACTTTAGTAGCCTAAAGGAACTTGGCGAGAATTTCCTTAATGAAGAAATACTTCGTGATGCAAAGGTAAAAATAGTAAAGGACTTTTATTCGGTAAAAGACAAGAAACAATTATAAACATTAAAAATTAAGAATATGATAACAGTAAAAACAGCAAGCTTTTTCATTTGCGTATACGCTTATGAGAAGACACAGGAAGACGGAACAGAAAAGAAAGTGAAGGAACAATATGTTGTTGATGCCCTGAGCTTCACTGAAGCAGAAGCAAGGATTATCGAAAATATGCAGCCATACGTTCATGGAGAAACAGACGTAGCGGACATATCAAAAGCACCGTTCGGTGAGATATTCTTTACTGATGATGAAAAGGCGGACAAATACTATAAGGTAAAAGCAAGCTTTATCATTATAGACGAGAAGACAGAAAAGGAAAAGAGAGAAGTTCACTATTACCTCGTTCAGGGAACATCAACACAGAATGCACAGCATAACTTTGATGAAGGAATGGGCAAGACAATGATAGACTATGAAGTTGGCGCAGTGGTAGAGACAAAGATTATGGATGTATTTCTTCACATACCAGCCAAGATATGAAATATCCCAGATACAGAGTAAATGAATTTGTGGGAGGGCATTCTGAATATGTAACAGAATGCCCTTTCGGCATAGAAGGGAGATATACGCATGAGATGCTGATGGTAGGATCATTGGCATGTCAGCGTTGTGAGTATTTCAAAGCAATCAACAAGGAAGACCATATAGTTTCCTGTGGAATAAAATAATTGGTGTAAAAAGAAACAAAATGAAGACAAAGAAAATTTCAATTATCAAGCGCATAACAGAGCGCATCCTCGGCAAGAAGTTCTATATTGCAGTAATTGCACAAAAGGGAACCGGCACATATTATGTAAACAGTACGATATACCGTTCAAAGGAAGACGTACTGAGATACAAGGAACATGTGGACACGCTACCTTCGGTAGTATTCATCTGTTACTATTCCTTCCGTTCGCACAATGATTTTCGTTTGGCGGTAGGAAATGGCAAGGAAGTAGACATAGAGGAAGCGAAGGAACTTGCCGGCAGATAGCATCGAGTATTAACAGATAAAAAATGTATGTAAGAACAAACATCTATATTTGCAATGACAATAAAGAAAATAACCAGAGCGATAAAAGGCTTCATGTATCGAAGGAACTATGTAGTGCTGGACGGAAGGGTTAGTTCCGTAACACTCTCCAAAGGTCTGTATAAGCACATGATGAGTAAGGAAAGGGCGGACATGTATCTGCATGTGTTCTTTGCGAAAGACAGCAAACAGTATTGCTTTGCGTTTCGTGAGGATTTTGAGCAACTAAAAACTGCAAAGACGGTATTCACGGAGCTGCAATATAATTCGGAGTATAGGAAGATAGGCTTTCATACAGAGCGACCGACAGTGTCGGGGATATTGTCGGAATATGGTTTGCCGATAGACAAGATGGTTCGTTTGACGGTATTTCCCCGGAAGACAGCCAACGGTGAAACGTTTTATGAGATACAGAGACCTTTGCGCTCATAAAGAAAAAAGATATGATTCAAGACATTAAATTTCAAGGTTTGTCCAACTCTCCTTCAGACAACAGTGTTCAGGATGGGGAGTTGGGCACTTGCCTTAATCTGATACCGGAGGATGGGGAGTTGAAGCCGATAGCAGAACCCGAACTTGCCGAACGTGAAGGTTTTCTGGTTTCTTCTGATTATGAAATAATGTATGTACATAAGGTGATACATGAGGAAGAAATACATTCCCATTATATAATGCTCTTTACAGATCCTGACGACGAGACTTGTTGGAGTTGGTACTGGACAGAAAAGGGCGGAGATGGACAGCCCTGTTACATTGAAGGAATACCATTCGATTTCAAGGTTAATTCAGTTACAGCAACAGGAAATATATTGTGTCTTGTTGGAGACTCTGATACATGGTATGTCTTTTGGGATAGAGACAAGCAAATATACAAACCATTTAATTTATCTCAATTCAAACTTTCAATAACCATAGAAATGAACAGTACAACGGAAGAAGTTTTAAGTAAGAACATACAACTTAAAGATGAAGAATTCTGGGATTTATTTGAGAAACATTATATAGACGATGATAAGACTGAAGAGTATGCATACCCAATTAGAACAAAAGCAAATAAAACAGTAGAGATTTTTAATCAATGTGATGCTTATATCAATAAAAGGTTGGAAGAATTGGGTGATGAATATTTTAAATACAGTACTTTGTTGGTAGCAGCAGTAAGGTTGTATGATGGTACATACATTAATTTCAGTCCTCTTGCTATTCTTGACGCAACACAAGTAGGAGCCGGCAATGAAGACTATGGTTATAATCGGGTGATACCTAATTTTACATATTGGATAAACCGTGACTCAAGTGGCTTTACGCCTATGCCAAAAAAATCCAAAGGCATATCTGCTTATACAGGTTTTTCAAAATTCTGGATTTATGCATATTGTGATATTGGTGATTACGAAACGCTGATTGATGGAGTTGATGTTTTTGTAACAAAATGTGAAAGTTTTCTTAATATAAAGGATTCTGTCTATATAGGAAAGCCTGAAACATATCAGAAAGAATGGTATTCCTCTACTATCCCTATCCCATACCTTCAAAGCACAGATTTCAACAACCAATTTGACGGACTTCAATTTTATAAGACACTTCATATTGCGAACGGACAATTAGGACAAAAATTTCCACTAAAAAGAGTTCTTGGTACAGAGGAGTCATTATCTTTGGCAAATCCGTATGCCAAACATATCGGAGGAAAAGTCGTTAGTAACTACAATAATAGATTACATATAGGAAACATTGTAGAATCTATAAAGCAATCCGATTACACATTACCATATTACAAGGTTACAGAAGATACCGAGAGTGATTTAATTTATGATTTGGTACTTGAATTTACTGATGATAATGGCAACGCTCTTTATTTTTCAATAGCGGAACAAACGGTATCTCTTCATAATTTGATAATGTCAATACCAGTGAACGGATACAATAGTCTTACTGTATATTCACGGTTATTGAATCAGGACTCCACATTTACATATTCAAAAGATATATTTAAATTGCATTCCTCGTCAAATACAGGCTATTCTTATTATGTTTATTGTGATAGAACGAAAGGTCTTAAGAAATTCGGACTTGGTCATGACGAATTAAAAAAAGAAGAGTTCAATGATGTTTGGAATAAATCATCGTCTGCTAAGAATATTATTTCTCGCTCTCCTTCCCTCATCAAGGTTTCAGAAGCCGAGAATCCCCTTGTCTTTCCTGCGTCCAATAGCGTGCAAGTAGGCTCATCTGTTATAAAGGCGATGGCTGCAAATACTCGACCGATTACGGAAGGACAGTTTGGAGATGCACCATTGTATGTATTTACCGATGAAGGAACATGGATGCTGATGCTGTCGGCAGAAGGAAAATACCAGGCACGACAACCGGTGAACAGAGACGTGTGTAGCAACCCGAAAGGAATATTGCAGATAGACGATGCCGTGCTGTTTCCGACAGAAAGAGGTATCATGATGCAGACCGGCAGTACGTCAAAGCTGATAACTGATGTTCTTGACGGCACGGTGTTTGACTATACACAGCTATATAAGGAAGAGTATAGCAAGAAGATACTTGCCGTGGGAGATATACCGGAAGACGCAATAAAATATGTTCCGTTCCGTCAGTTCATGCAGGGGGCAGACATGGTGTATGACTATTATGACGGACGGATCATTGTGTTCAATCCAAGTTATCGATACGCATACGTGTATTCACTGAAAAGTGGAATGTGGGGAACGATGGAGAGCGACATAAAGAAAAGGATAAACATCTACCCGGAAGCGTATGCGATAAACGGCAACAACCAGATAGTAGACTTCTACCAGAGCCAGCCGACAGACGCAGTGAGATACTTCCTTTGCACCCGACCGATGGCAATCAGCGGAGCAGAAGTGTATAAGACAATGTTCTCGTGTATTGCAAGAGGATATTTCCGCAATGAAATAGGCAAATGCGGCATGGCACTATACGGCAGTAATGATTTGTTCCGTTGGTTCCCGATTTCGACATCAGTAAATAAGTATTTGCGAGGGATGTGCGGTTCGCCATACAAGTATTTTCGTCTCGCACTGATTGGCAGTCTGCTACCCGAAGAAAGATTAAACGGACTGTCTGCCGACTTCCAGGAAAGATGGCAAAACAAGTTACGATAAAAGCAATAGAGGGAGTGCTCACGCATTCCCTCTACAACAAATCATACCTTAAAAACTAACCTATGAAAAAACCAACTAACCTATATATGAATATCATTTTTTGCCTGTAGCAATTTCTTTAATCTTTTGCGTTAGAGTATTTTTAAACTCCTTTGTACCCTCAAGAGCTACCGACTGCAGCATTGGCAGATTGAATTTCAATGCTTCAAGGTAGTATCTGCAGAAATCCTTAGGCTCACACTGAGTCATGGAGAAAACAAACTTATCATAGTTTTCCCTTGAAAAATCCGCCATAAGCTCACGGAACTCCTTCTTAATTGGAGAGACATAGCCTTTCTGTACGCCACCAGTCTTTTTGCGACCTTTGGCAAACTGCCCCTTTTCGTTTTTATCAACCGCCATAACTATAGAATATACCTGGCAAAGATAGCTAAAAATACCAACACATGATTGTTATCCATTAACACAGCAACGTTAGGGCACTCGACTATTAACGGATAAAACAACTATGCGGAGAGGTATACTTAACTTTGTTGCATTATTAATAATGTAAAAAGTATACGTATATGTGGGGAGCTTTAATAGGAGCAGGACTTTCCCTTGCATCCTCCATAGCAGGAGGAATAGCCAACCGGAAAGCAGCCAAGAAACAAGCAGAAATGCTGAAGCAGCGAAAAGCAGAAAATCAGGCATGGTATGACCGGAAATACAATGAAGACCCGACCAAACGTGCCGACACAATAAGGTTGTTAACCCAGATGCAGGAGCAGATAAGGGACAGGAACCGTGCAGCCAAAGGCAGACAAGCCGTGATGGGCGGAACGGAAGATTCGACAACGGCAGTGAAAGAAGCCAACAACAAGGCACTTGCCGATACAACATCACAGATAGTGGCAGCCAACGACAGCCGTAAGGATGCCATAGAGCAGCAGTATCAGCAAAACAAACTGAATATCGAGAACTCACAGATGCAGATGGAGGCAGACAAGGCAGGCAACACGGCAAATGCAATAGCAGGTGTGGCAGGCACAGCATCCAATATCGCCAGTCTACTTGACAACGCAGGCAAGAAGAACGGCACAACATCCACAACGACAGGAAATAAAGCATAGAGTCTATGAGTGCATTGAGTTTTTTACAACAGAAGAACGGCATGAAGACGACACAGGATGTCGTGACCAAGCAACAGAGCGGTGTGGATGCTGAGGAAAAAGCCAATCCACAGATGCCGACAACTCTCACCCAGGAACAGCTTGACGCTATGGGAAAGCAGATAGACCAGGAGAACTCTGCCGTTCCACAGGATGAGGCAATGAAAGCTGCAAGAGAGAAGACAATCGCTACACAGCAAGCAATCACCAAAGGCGTGAACGTGAGCCAAAGCGTGGATCCAGACGATGCAGACATATCAAGTGTGCCGGTAGTAAAGAAAGAAGAGCAGCCCAAGCGGATGAGCTATGCTGATATATTCAAGGCTATGAATGGCAATGAGGAAGAGACGGAAGCGCAGAAGGCAAAACGGCTGAAACGAGAACGCACAAACGCAATAATCGCATCAGTAGGAGATGGTCTTCGTGCTTTGAGCAATATGTACTTTGCCACAACAGGGGCAAAGGTATCGCATAATCCAGAACAGGACATGACAGCAGCCATGCTGAAACGCAAGCAGATGATGGATGCGCAAAGAGAAAAGAACCGTTCAGCGTGGTTAAACGGTTATCAGAAGGCGGTAGAACTGGATGAGCAAGCAAGGAAGAATGATGAAACGCTTGCCGAGACCGTTCGTTACCACAATACACTTGCAGATATAGCCAATAGAAAGGGTGACCAGAATGACAAGAAGTTAGACCAGAATCAGCAGAAGATAGAACTTGCCAAGATGAAGTACACCAACGACAAAGAGTATAAGGACAATAGGCTTACACTTGATAAGTGGTATAAGGAAAATAAAATATCAATTGATGAATACAATGCAGCAACGGCAAGGCTCCGTGCCGAGAAAGTTGCAGCCAAGGCAGCAAGTTCTTCAAAAGGCAACAAGGGCAATGCCGGTTATTGGTATGAATACTGGGAAATGATGGATGATCCTAACGGACAGAAGCAAATCTCAGATGTAATGAGGCAGATAAGAGCCAAGGGCGTGAACCAAAACAATATCCGCTATATCATGGATAAGGTGAAAGGCAGGTCTTCATCCGCAGCAGGTGGCGGAGGAAAGAAGCCAAGTCTGCACAGGAACAACACAGGTGGAACACCGAACAAAGGAGGGAAGAAAAAGGCAAGACCATATTAACAAATAAAATTCTACAATTATGGCAGACAACGACAACAGAAGAAAACTGTATGACAATATAAACAAAGAGTATGACCTTCCGGACTATGACCAGTTCAGCAAGGACATGGAGGATGATACAAAACGCAAGAGACTTTATGATGCCGTAGCAAAAGAATATGACCTTCCCGATTACAATAAGTTTAGTCAGGATATGGGTTACGGACAGCAGGAGGTTCAGACAAGCAATCCGCAGAATGTTCAGCAAAGTGCTCAAATACCCCAGAAGCCACAGGCGCAACAGCCATTACAGCCACAGCAGACTGCAACAGTGGACAGCCGTAATGCAGAAAAGAGCTATGACGAACAGAAGGCAGCATACGACAAGCAATATGCCGAGACATATAATAAACTTGCCAAAGAAGGCAAGGTTAGGATGGGAATAGAGAATCATCCTAATGTAAAGATGGTTGCAGTAACGGATGAGCTAATAAAGAAATTTCCTATACTCGAACAGTCGAGAGGCTATCAGGTACCGTTTGACATGAATTACGGAACACCGATAATGCAGAACCTCAATGACAAGGGAGACATTATCACTCCAGATGAAGCAAGGGAGCAATATACGAAGATTCTTACGAACCAGGACTTTGACTATGTGCCACAGCAGGAGACGGCAGCGGTGCAAGTGGGTAATGTAATCAAGACTTCAATAAGTCCAAAGGGCGGATGGCTTGACAATATTACAAAAGGCTCATTAGAGTATGCCTATGGGAAAGACTGGAGAGACAAGAAGTATGAGGTAGACGGCAAAGAAGTAAGTGCAAATGACATGTATGCACGGACAAAGCAAGAATTGTATGACGATATAAACACAGAGATAGGAAATATCAGACACTCATTACTCTTTGCTACAGACGAACAAAAGAAGGAGACAGTAGACCAGCTCTATGAGAAAGGTTATCTGAAAGAAGAAATACTGCCAAAGGGAACAGTGTTACATTATATAATGAATGTAGGCAAGGATGAGCAACTTGAAGAACTGAAGCAGCGAAGGACGAAGGCACAGGTTCAGAAAGAGATGGTAATGGATAAGCTAAAAAAGATTCCTCAACCAGATCATGGCGAGACTATGGCTGAATTTTACACCAGAACGGCACAGGACGGCTCTGAGCTGTATCAGAGCGACCTTCGTAAACTCGACAAACAAATCAATCAGTATGATGCCGTAATAGACGAGTTGGAAGGCAGGAACAGTTCAAGTCGAGAATGGGGGCATGCAGTCAAGACATCAGGAATCACGCAATTAGGAGCATGGGATTTTGGTATCACAGATCTAAAGGACGCAATGCTTATGTACCCTCTTGCACGTAAAGTGGAAAATGGAGAAAACATAACTCAGGATGACTACACAAGTTTAAAGTTGTTGTCGCAGGCAAATGATGCGGATGCCGTTGAGGGTGTTCTGATGCCATCATCATATAATATAAAGAAAGGTGGATTAGTTTCCGCTCCGTTTACTCTGCAATTTATGGCAGGCGGTGAATTTGCAAAAGGTGCAACTACGATGGCAGACAAGGCTATCGCACGAACCGTTAAGGGAGCAATATACAAAGCAGCAGGTAAGAAGGCATTGAGTGCAGCAGAGAGATTAGCAGAAAAAGCTGCAAGCAACAAAATGGTCAGTCTTGTGGGTATGCTCGGTAAGGATTTTCGGCAGGCTTTCTTCATGGAGAACACGACAGGAGCTGCAACGACCGGTGCAGAAATCCTCAACAGACGCAACGGAACAGTTACAGAAATAGGAGATGGCTTTGACTGGCAAGGTGAGACATTGCCTATGGCTATATACAAAGGTGAGATGTCGCAAAATATAGAATTACAGACAGAGTTCCTTGGAGAGCACTTTCCAAGTTCGCTGAAATTCATAAGAGGCATGGCACACACAAAGGTGGGCAGTGCTATGGGGCTAAGGAATATGGCAGCATGGTTATCGAAGCTATCACGCAAAGACTTAGCCAACACAATAAGAAGTTATGCAACGAAAGGAGGTATCAACGGACTGTGGGGCGAGTATATGGAGGAAGTTGCAGGAACAGCAGAAAATGCAATTTTTATCGGAGACCAGAAGCTTTCAGACTTGGTTGATGCAAAACAGCAGTGGGAAACATTCGGCTCCGTAGCTTTGTCTTGCATTGGTATGGGAATATTCGGTACAGCCGTATATACCGGACAAAGAGGTTTGAATATGCCACGCTACTATCAGATGAAGCATCTCCAGAACAAATGGGACAATACTGGAATGGATTTGTTCTCAGGCGATGAGTGGGCGCAGATGAAGGAAAAGATAGACAACACTCCAAATGAAAATGCAGGACAACTGTTGGCAAGTATCGTTAGAGACCAGAAGCTGACGGAGGAACAGGCAAGAGCCGCCTTCAACTATGCAAGATGTATGCTGACGTTGAGAGGCATGAACATCGGAACAATGAAAGCTGCACAACTCGGTCTGACGGATGACAAGACAATAGAGCAAGACCAGTCATACGTGGAAGGTCGCGAAACATCAGACGAAGACAAGCATGATGTTCAGATAGAATACGAAGACAAGACAAAAGAACTTGCCGGTATGTTGGGTATCTCCGAACAGCAGTTAGCCAACATGAGTGATGAAGAGTTAGAATCACTTACAGGCAATGATGACAAGCTTGATAATGTAATATATGACTACCAGAATTCACATGCGAAGTATCAGGGCGTGATAGACAATGCCGATGACAATATTGATATGGCAGCTCAGCAAGCTGCACGACAGGCGGACATGGTAACAGACAAGAGCCGTGGCACCGTGCGTAATGCTACAATAAAGGCAACAAAGGGTAGAGAAGACTATGGCGTTTATATCGTGAGCGGTAACATTGCGACAAATGAAGATGGCTCCATAAACGTATCAGAAAGCGACAACATGATTCTATATTACGATCCTCAGACCGGGAAGATAGAACATGCTGACGCAAGCCGTTTTGCAGCCATTGGCGAAGAGGTCAATGCAGAGGAAGCCAAGAACCAAGCGATAGCAGATGCCAAAGAAAAGGCAATACGCAAGGAAGCTGGCATTATAGATGGAACAGTTGGAGAAGGATCATCGTTCACAATAACGGATGCTGACGGCAATGAACATACCTACGAAGTGCTTGCAGACAATGGGGACGGTACGGCAATGATTACTCTTGACGGCAACGTACAAGATGCTCCTGCATCATTGGAAGACTTGCAAAAACTGAAGGATGCCGAGGATGCAAAGAAGCTGGAAGCTGCAAAATTGGAACGTGAACAGCACGAAAAAGAACGTGAGCTGCAGAGAGAGAAAGACAATGCTCCTGTTGAGGATAATCTCGATTATTCAGAAGTAATCAACAATGACGGTAAGATAGAGATTGCTGATGTTATAAATGAGAATGGTACCAGTATGTTTCCGGATGCACAAGAGGTGTTCTTTATTCAGAACCAGGGCAACCGTGCAAAGGTGATGGTGCTTGACAATGAAGGCAACCTGAAAGCAAAGATGGTAAAGAAGTCTGCCGTGGTTTCATTGGGAACGATGTCGGTTGATGAGTACAAAGAGGAAAGGCAGCAGATGCTTAAAGAATCGGGAAAGGGGTCTGAAACCTCTTCTGTAGAGGAGGATAGAGGTGAGAATGAGAACTTGCAGCCAATTGGCAAAGGTACTTTTGGAAATATATATAATCAGTTCAAAGGAAAGGTCAAGGAAGCATTCAACTTCTTGATAAGTCATAAGAGCGGAGATTTGCTTGGTGTTTTCCATCGTGATGATGTAGGGGACATTGACCTTGTGTGGGGAAATGACAAGATGGGCTTGGCTCATATTATCGGGAAGCATATAGGTAAAGGCAAAGACTTTGAAAACATAGATGATGCTATCAATATAATTGATGAAGTAATCAATAAAGGTGGTTTGATTCAAGATACAGACAATAGATATGTCATTTCTCTTAATGGCTTCCGTGTAGGAATACGTAAGAACTTTGACGGAACAAAAAAGAATTGGATTGTTACTGCTATTGATTATAACAGAAGTAAGGAAGAAAAAGGAATCGCCACCAATCCCACGTCAGCCTCTCATGGTGTTGAAGGGTCAGAGCTTGCTGCGCCCAACGATTCACAAAATAAAGACACGCTTTGGGAGAGGGGCGCGAATGAAACCTCTAATACGGATGCTGCAACCGCAAGTGTTACGACCAATGAGAGTCAATTAAGCAGCGAACAATCTGGCAGCGCTTCACACCAAAGCAATGTCGAAAAAGGAATCGCTACCAATCCCACGTCAACCTCTCATGGTACAAAGGAGTCAGAGTCTACTGCTGCGCTCAACGATTCACAAGGCAAAGGTACATCAAATGAATCAAACAAGCAAGAGAACAGCGAAAAAATTACACTTGAAGACGGAACGGAAGTACCAATGAAAGAAGACGGCAATCCCGACTTCTCTCAGCTGACGGCAAAACAGACGGCAGAATTGTATGATACCCAGTTTGGGGAAGATGCAGAACAGATAATCTCCGACAATGTATCAAAATCCAAGAAAGCACTTGACAATGCTGCAAACAGGAAAGTGACCGGTAGTAGCTTTGCCGAGCAGAAAGCAAGTAAGGATGCAAAAGACAAGGCAATTGCTGAAGCACAGGAAAAGTATGATTCAGCAAAGGCTGTTGCAGATGCTTATAATGAAAGACAGCTTGCCAAGGAAGAAGATACTCCAGAGGGCAGACAGAACCTTATAGACAAGGCAAGGAGGAAGTTTAACCGCATGAAGAGCAGTGTCAAGGATAATGCACAAGCAGTGGCGCAATTATACAATGACACTGTAGGTTCGCTTCTTCATCGCCTATATGATGGTACAGGCATTGACGTGTTTGATGATACGGCAAATACCGTTGAGGAATATGTGGCAAGTCATATAGCTCCATATAGCCTTAGCTATGACGGAACAGAAACATCAAAGGGAGTAAAACAAGAAACAGGACTTTCGAGGACAGACTTTGCGAAGACCGGGTTCCTTGCCAAGGAAGGCAAAGGAAAAACAATAGACAAGTTGGCACATGATCTATGGCAAGAGAGACCGGAGAACTTGCAGGATATTACAGACCAGGATGTACGCAATGCAATTATTGATATTATCACAAGTGGGGAAACGGCTTTTGGACTGAGAAACTATATCCAGGATATGCGCATAGCACAAGCGGAAAGAGTACTTGAAGGACAGAAGCGACTGGCTGATGACCTTGCTTATGCTGAAGAACGGAAGGCAAAAGAGGAAGAACAGCAGCCGACAGAAAATACCGACAACGACATGGAAGGTAACAGTGAAACTTCAGATGATACCGATACAGCTCCGTCTGATGATGCAGCGGAAGACAATACTTCCGAAATGCCGTTTGATGCTCCATCAGCTGATGATGCTCCATTCTCAGCAAAGGATGAGACAGAAGAACAGACTCCAGAAGAAAGGCAAGCATTTGTTGAAAAGAATCGTGTGAATGACATTAAGCTTGTAGATGATGTCATTGGCAAGAAGTTGCGCAAGTCTTTGGAACGGATAGCTAAGATGATGGGTGCCAAGATACAATGGCAAAGGACAGACATGAAGGGTAATGGTTGGTATAACAGCGAAACCAATACCATATATCTTACTCTTGACTCTTCCATTACTGAGGGCGTTCAGTTTATCTTCGGGCATGAAATGACGCATGAGATAAAGATGAAATCTCCAGCCATGTATGATGAGTTGAAAAATCTTGTCAAGAATATGTATGGCGAGGATTTGTATGAGGGAATGACTGATGACAATGAGCAGAGGTACAGAGATGCAGGTCTTGCCGGTTATGACCGCAGCTATTATGAAGAAGAAACAGTTGCAGATGCCATCGGTGAGATGATAAATGACATGAACCTTGCCCATTCTCTTGCACTGAAGATGTCGCACCCTCTGCTTGCCAAGATGCACGATGTCCTGTTGAAGGTAAAGACAGCATTCTTTGGTACAGAATATTCTGATGCTGCAAGAAATGCAATCAGAACAATAGAACAGGTATATGTGAGGACTGCCAATGGGACATTTGAATCGTCTGAATCAGAAGAAACCAATGGTGAGAAATTAAGCGCAAAGAAAAGAATAGCACTTGAAACCGCCTCGCTTGGAATAAATCCAAGGTCATTAACTGCCATCTCAAGTGCTGATGGTGCAAAGATACTACAAAATATTGATAATTTAATATTAAAATACAAGAATTCTTCAACTCAGCCAAAGACATTTGTCGGTGAAATGGCAGATGCTTTGGACGTTGACATGAAGGATAAGTCAAGCAAATATGCAAACTTTGAATGTAAAAACGGTAATGTCGTAACAATACGTATTAGTGATCATAATGCCACTTCATCAAATCTTGATATAAACGGACAGGATAATGCTATAAGTATTGTTGTAACAAATAAGAGCAATGTAGGTATAACCAATGATGGAAATGCACATATCGTAGAATATTATTACAATGCCATAAAACTTCGTAAAGCAGAAGGGAAGCCTTTGGCTGATATAGTGAGCGCAATTAAACAAGCGTTGTATAGCGGAGAGTTTAAAGACCCTACAGGATTAGCAGAAAGACAGGAGGTAAACGTTTCTCCTAATACAGAAATGTTTAGTGTGCGTGATGCAAATGAACGCTTCAACAGCGAGATTGAGAATTTCAAGAAAAAGACACACAAGGGACTTATGCACTTAGGGGCACCTTCTCCGGTACTGAAAGCATGTGGTGTTGATGTGGATGAAATAACGCTCTCTCCAAAGGTGCTGAACAGAAAGCTGAACCAACATTCATTGACATCTGATGATGTAAAGGACTTGGTTAATTCAATACAGAAACCGATATTGGTTTATAAACATGGATTAAGCAAGCCAAATATGGTGGTTATTACTGACACAGAGATTCGTGGAAACAAATTGTCTATTGCTTTGGAATTGGATGCAGAAGGCAATGTTGTGGAAATGAACAATGTAAGTAGTATTCATGACAAGAACGCAGAGGAAGAAGTAAAGCGTCTTTTGGACTTCTCTCCAGAGCAATTTAAAGATGCTGTAAAGTGGTGTGAAAAAGAAAAAGCCCTTGACTGGCTTAGCTCAGCGCACCTCTTTAGCCACATGCAAGCTGAAACCAATCAAGGACTTTCGCTTGCAAAGATACTGAATGATTTTAAAAATCCAAATATTTCAGAAGAAAATCTGCAGGATAATGATGAAAAAGTATCATATTCACTTCGGCAGAAGCCAGAACCAAAGAAAAAAGGTATAGGCTATAAGGTGTTTGTGCTTGGCAAAGACGGCAAACTATATCCGCCAATGGTGGCAAATCCAAATGGTGCAGCAACACCAGTAGGAGTATGGCTCGATGCTGACGCTGCTCCTATAGCCGGTGAAAGCAAGACCGGAAGACCGCAAGTAAAACAAGGCGGCAAGGGAACACAGGGCGGAAGTGGGAAGTTGGCATATCGTCCAGGTTGGCATCTCGGTGTCATTCCATACGCTCTGCAGTTCAATAGAAAAGACGCTGACGGCAACAAGACTTTGTTCCCGAAGAACTTTGTATTTGCAGAGGTGGAGTATGCAGCCGACAAGGACTATCAGGGCGAAGCACATGCAGAAGGCATTAATGCCAACGGCAAATATCAGCATTCTTTGGCAGGACTGAAACATCTGCCGACTGACGGATATTATATGTATCGCACGAATCCTAATCCGGAAACAGACCCTTGGGTCATTACAGGCGCAATGAAGGTGAATAGGCTACTGACACGAGCAGAGCAAGCGGAACTTGTAAGGAAAGCTGGACGTGAGCCACAGAAGATACAGGATGAAGATACCGTTACTGATGAAGTGGTGAACAATATAAATCAAGAGATTGCCAATGCTCCAAAGTTCTCTCTCCGTGTATATCACGGCAGCGGTGCAGATTTCACGGAGTTTGACTTCGACCACATGGGAGAAGGCGCTGGCGATCAAGTTTTCGGATGGGGAGGATATGTTACATCTTCAAAGGAGATAGGCAAGAGCTATGCAGAACTGATGGATAATCATAATATCTATGAGGTGAATATCCCTGATGATAACGGAAGTAACTACTTGGATTATTATGCTGATGCAAAGCCAGAATTAAAAGAAGAAATCAGAGAACACATAGAAAAAGGCGTAGATCCTGAATTTAAGGCACTTCAGATATACAAGGAAGCAGAAAAGCGATTCCATGATGAAGAAGGATATGATAAATCTTTTGAAGATGAAATCATCAACGATGCAATTGAAGAGTTCGATCGTAGTAAGACTGTAGGTGATTATTATGAGGCTCTTTGTATATTTAGTACTCCTAAATTAGCAAGTAAATTTCTCTCTTCTCTTGGTTATACAGGAATAAAATATCCTGCTGGAACCATTATGGGCGGTGCCAAGGAAGGCGATATGAACTATGTGATTTTCAAACCAGAGGATATGCAGATAGCGGAGCATGAAAAGTTCTCGCTGAAAGAAATCAAACCAATAGGTGTCGGTGCATTCGGAAATATTTACGACCAATTTAAGGGAAAAGCAAAAGCTGCAATTGATTTTTTAAGAATGTTAGGCAGCGGTGAGGCGATAGCTGCACTTCATCATAAAGATGTAGGTGACATAGACTTGGTATGGGGCAAGGAAGGTACAGGGCACAGCGATGGGTTTGGCTTGTCAAAACTTATAAAGTATCATCCAGAAGTGCTTGATAACTTGCAAGAGATACTTGATGACATGCACGTAACTTCAAAAAGCAAGAATCGTGTGAACTTGGAGAGTGATACCCATAAGGCAAGTGTTCGTCTTACTTGGGATGGAGAAAGAAAATCTTGGTTATTGACTGCATTTAAAAAGGAAACTTCGGCAAACGACAAGAGGACAGACACTGTCGCTACTTCGTTAGGAGGTGACACAGCTCTCTCCCAAACCGAAGGTTCTGCTGCAAAAGTAGATAATTTCTCTGAAACATCAAAGGGAAGCGGAGAAAAATTCTCGCTGAAGAGAGATGAAAATCAGAAACCTTTGTTTGGTTATTTCCAAGGAAGTATAAGAGACTTAATAGAAGCCACGAAGACAACTGGTAGTAATCTGATAAAGAAAGCTATATCTTATGCAAGCAATAAACTTATAACCGATTTGAGGGCACATGGTGTGAATATAACAAAGGATTATAAGCACACAATTGACAATAATTCTATTAATCATGCAATGAATCGTCATTCTTCAGAGAGGGAAAAACTGCAAGGTCAAATTCCTATTACAGAAAATGATATAGAGAATATAGGAGATGTTATTGATAATTATGATAGTATTGAAACGGAACGAAACAAACGTGGGCAAGATGTTATCATATACACTAAGCAATATAATGATGGAACTACTTTCTATATCGAGGAGGTGCGTACAGGACGCAAAGAATTGGCTATGCAGAGTATTCGGAAAAGAAAAAACAGAAGATTCACCGACGCTAATAGCCAAGCTACGCAAATTTCGGATTTATCTTCTGTTTCTGCTGCAAATGTAGACAATTTCTCTGAAACATCAAAGGGAAGCGGAGAAAAATTCTCACTTCGCTTGCAGAAAGCCATTGACGAGACAGACACAGAGCCGACAGATGCACAGAAGAAGAGTGGTAATTACAAGAAAGGTCATGTGAAGTTTGGTGGCTATGACTATACCATAGAGAATCCGAAAGGCTCATATCGTTCCGGTGTGGATGAGAACGGCAAGGAGTGGGAACAGAAGATGCACGACACCTACGGCTACATCCGTGGAAAGTTCGGTAAGGACGGAGACCACCTTGATATGTTCATCAACGACAAGGCAGACCTTGACAGTTGGAACGGCACCGTGTATATAGTAGACCAGGTGAACAAAGACGGTTCGTTTGATGAGCACAAAGTGATGTATGGCTATGATTCGCTTAACGCTGCAAAGGAAGCATACCTTTCCAACTATGAAAAAGGATGGACAGGACTTGGCAACATCTCTGCTGTTGAGAAGGCGGATTTTGACAAGTGGCTTGACAGAAGCAACCGGAAGTTGAAACCATTTGCTGACTATACAAGCATTACATCTAAGTCGGACACATATAACGTGCCAAACAACTTTGAGGAGTTTTTGGAACATCCTGTGGTTCGTTTCTCTATTCGTAACGAAAGTGAGAGAGCTGCTGCCGAGGATGCATACAACTATGCACAAGAGAACAGACCCGACAAATATTCTCAGTATGCTATCGTGAACATGGATAGACCAGGTGCAGTGCCGGAATATATGGAAAAGAAAAAGGCAGCAGACAATTGGAGAAGGTATTACAACAAGATGGAATGGGGTAACTACAAGTTGTTTGACTTAAACAAACCGTTTGAGGACAATGTGAAGAATCTTGTAGGCAAGTTCCCGAATACTTTCAGGAAGGAGAATGATACAACTCTATCCAGGATAAACGAACTGACTGCCGACTATAACAACAGAAAGGCGGAGTATGCTGCCATGTCTAAGGATATTCAAGAAAAGATGGGTGAGATGTTGAAAACGAATCCTTCTTCTGTAGATGTAGTGAAACAGATACAACAGACACAGGAGTACAAGGATATGATTTCAAAGTATCAGGAACTGATGGGAATCCGGAAACAACTGAATGAACTGAAAAATGGAAAGGTGGCTGACGATGGCAGGTATTCGTTGAAAGAAGTGAATGATGATTTTAACAAAAGGCTGCATGAGTTGGTGAAAAATCCAAATCAAAAGGATAAAATTCTTCGCTTGGGACGATCCAGTTCTTTCTTAAAAGATGGAGGTATCGTTGATGCTGAAATTGAATTGGATTTTGATAAACTTATGCGCAAATCTAAGCAAGGATATGTACATGAACATCCTTTCAATCCTTCTGATGTGAAAAACCTTCCTATGGCTATTGCTCGTCCTATTTCTGTTTTTTACAATACGAATGGGCGAAATGATGGACATGTTATCTTGACTGAGCTGAAGAAAGAGGATAAAAATTTCATTGTAGCAGTTCAGACTGAAAATCAAAAAAGGAAAGGTGGTATCGTGTTGTCTGTAAATAAAATAACCACTCTCTTCCCGAAGGATGCTAAGGGCGTGATTAACTGGTTTAATCAAGGTAAGGCTACCAATATAGACAAAGAAAAAACTCTCCACTTTATCGAGGCACTCCAAAACCATTATGGAACCACAATAAAAAGTGAAGAGCTTTTATCTGCTGCAAATATAGTAAGGAAATTTGAAAGTTCAAAGGAAAACGGAGAAAAATATTCGCTGAAGGAAGTGAATGACAGGTTCAATGAACAGTTGGATAAGTTTACGATAGAGAATGCAGACAAGTTCGTATTTGATTTGGGAAGACCATCAACCAAATTAAAGACTGCAGGTGTAACTGATAAACCTATTAGACTGAATGGAAGTAAACTTGCAAAGAAGATTAGAAAACATGGTTTTGAACCAATAGAACTGAAGAATCTACCTTTAGCGATGGAGAATCCTATAGCCGTGTTTAACAATTTGGGACGTGAAGGCAATCGCTCTGTCCTTACGGAGTTGAAAACTGCAAATGGAAATTTCCTTGTAACTATTGACTTAGGTAAAGGAACAGAAGCAGACTTTGATATTGTCAGCAGTGTGTTTGGCAAGAATGGTAAAGGGGTAGTTTATTGGATAAACCACAACATGATGAAGTATGTGGATAAAGAAAAAGCCCTAAATTATCTGCACCTCTCCGCACCCATTGCGGAAGCCTCAGATAATTCAGAACTTTTATCTGCTGCAAATATAGTAAGGAATTTTGAGAACCCAAAGGAAAACAGAGAAAAATATTCACTGAAGGAAGTGAATGACAGGTTTAATGAACGACTTTCAGAGTTGATAGAAAATCCAAATCAAAAAGACCGAGTTCTTCATTTGGGATATTCAAGCCAGTTCTTAAAAGACGGTGGAATAGCTGATGCTGAGATAGAGATGGACTTTGACAAGTTTGTTCGTAAATCAAATGAAAGGTATAAGAACAATCATCCGTTCTCTGCAAACGATATAAAGGATTTGCCTACCGCCATAGCCAATCCTATTGCTATTTTCAACAGTACTGTAAAAAATAATCATATAGTATTGACGGAATTAAAACATGACGGCAAGAATTTTATCGTAGCAATTAGAGCGACCGAACAGAAACGAAAGAATAATGTTATTCTTGAAGTGAATCAAATAACATCCTTGTATCCAAAGGGAGAACGTGGTATTATTCATTGGATAAATACAAATAGACTAAGTAATGTAGATAAAGAGAAAGCCCTTCACTTTATCGAGGCACTCCAGCCCCATGCTGGAACCACAACAAGTGAAGAGCTTTCATCTGCTGCAAATGTAGTAAGGAAATTTGAAAGTTCAAAGGAAAATGGAGAAAAATATTCGCTGAAGGAAGTGAATGACAGGTTTAATGAACAGCTCAAGGGACTAACAAGAGAAAATGCAGATAAAGAAATACTTTCTGATGGTAATCCTTCATCTGCACTCAAGAGTGTTGGTATTCCTGACCGTGATATAAGATTGTACGGAAATAAAATACTAAAGAAGGCTAAAGTTCATTCGTATTCTCCAACAGACTTGAAAGATCTGCCAAATGCAATACAAAGACCTATTGCCATATTTGATGGCAGCTACAAAGGTAGTTATTCTATATTGACAGAACTACAACTTAATGGCGAGAACGCTTTGGCAAGTATAGATATAAATAAAGGTGAAGTGCAAGACATAAACCTTATAACATCTGTCTATGGAAAGAGAGGTGATAGTGTGTTGTCTTGGATAAATAGTGGGAAGATGCTCTATACAGACAAAAAAAGAACCCTTGACTATATAAGCTCTTCCGCTCCAATTGCGGACGCTACACATAACCGAGAGTTCTCTTCTGCTGCAAATATAGTAAGGAATTTTGAGAACCCAAAGGAAAATGGAGAAAAATATTCACTGAAAAATGAAGATAGGAAGCAAGCACAGCTGGATATTATATTGAAGACCAATCCTATGTTGGATGATTATCATACAGGCATCAGAAAAGTTGAAGATATAAAGACATTGGAAGAATCAGTTGAGGAAGCTCGTAATGAAGCAGAGAAGTATGACTATGACGAATGGTCTGCTTATCCAGACATTACAAACGACATGTTGCAAGATGCACTTGAAACAGGTGAGATTACTATCTACAGCAGCAAGGCTATCAAGAATGGCGTGTTTGTAACTCCTTCTTATATGCAAGCGTCCGACTATGCCGGTGGCGGAAAGGTGTTTGAAAAGACTGTGCCACTGACAGATGTGGCATGGATTAATACGGATGAGGGACAGTACGCTAAGGTCGATGGCGAAAAGTACTCATTGAAAAGCAATGTGGATAACCAAGGCAATCCGTTGAATGATGACGGAACGCTGAAGCTTGATAAAATTAAGTCTGTTGATGACTTGACAGATAGAAATTTTACAAATGCTACTCGTAATGTACAACTGCCTCCTATACCTCAAAATGTGGATGCTGCAATTGGTGCAAACGGTAAACCAATCATTATAAAGAAAAACATCTTTGAAAAGAATTGGAATGCCCATAAATTTACGCCAGCAGAAAGTCGTAAGGTCTTGAATGATGCGTTGTATAATACAGATTTGATTGGTCGTTCTCAGCCGACAAAGAAACCTAATCATTGGGTTGCAATAAAGTTGAATGAGAAGAGTCCCATTACTGTATTGGAAGTGAACGACAACAAAGATAATGTTGAAGTCGTTGGTTGGTATACACTTGATGAAAGAAATCTTGGGAGAATAAAAAGACAAGCTGAACGAAATGGCGGCGAACTCATTATGTTATCTCCTAATGATAAGGTGGAAAGCCTTTCCACTCCTCCGCTCAACTCTGCTGCAAATGTAGACAATTCTTCTGAATCCACAAAAAATAATAAGGAAAAATATTCGCTTATCGGCAAGAAAGGTGCCGCAAATCTTGACCAGGCGGAAGAAGTAAGCACACGTCTTGACAACTTGAATGTTGCCCGACAGATGGAGGAAGCAAAGAAAGACGCTAAGGCAATCAAGATGGCTACAGGCTGGGAACGTGGAGCGGACGGCAAATGGCGGTACGAGACAGGCGATGTCTCCCTATGGAACGGTCTGCGGCTTGTGAAAAAGGGAACAGAAGAGCGCGCCACTTTGGGCGAAATGCTTGAGGACGGCAGGGAAAAAGATGAACTGTTGGCAGCATATCCGCAATTAAAGGAGATGCCGCTTGTTTTCAAGGATATGGGCTATCGTGAAGTCGGGCATTATAATAACGTCCAAAATGAGATTGTGCTGAACAGTTATCTGCTTACGGACGACAACGGCGTGTTTACGGAAAACGCAAGCAATGTTCTTGACCATGAGATACAGCATGCAATCCAACGCATGGAGGGTTTTGCACAAGGTGGCAACGAGATTACTATAAAGAAAGATATTCAAAATAGAGTAAATTATTTGGCACAAGAGATAAGACGTTTAAAAGCCGAAGGGAAATATGATGAAGCAAAAGAATTGATAAAGAAGAACAAAGCAACATACAATGCTTCAGTAAGTGAAAGTAACGATTTCAAAAATTATCAATCTCTTGCTGGTGAGGTTGAAGCTCGAAATGTTCAGAGCCGTATGGGTATGTCTCCAGAAGAGCGAAGAAAGACACTTGCCGAGGAAACGGAAGATGTGGCAAGGAAAGACCAGATATTCCTATATGGAGATGATATGCGATATTCTTTGAAGGGCGTTAATAACCAGTCGTTGTTTGACGCTATTCATACTTTATACTCAAAGGGAAAGACTTTTGCTTCAAAGTTATTCAACATGAAGTACTTTGATGTTGTTGAAACTCCAGGCTTTATGAAACGTTTGGGACTGTCTGGGGATAAATTTACTGTTCGTTATGGCGTGTTATCACGTCATTTTGGCAAAGACGGATCACATGATTTCACAGAAAGCGAATGGAATCTTCTGCCTGAAGCTTTAAAACATCCATTTGCAATAGCAAAATTATCAGATAAGAAAAATGCTTATCGCATATATACATCACTAAAAACAGAAAAGGGTGAATATGTTGTGGTAGGAGCTGATGTGAAGAATGCTGGAAGAAATGTTGAAGTAAATTCTATAGCAACAATATTTGGGAGGAGAAATAATGCAAATCTTCCGATAAATGAAGAATTGTTGTATACAAGCAAAGAAATAACTCCTGAACAGATGGCACTTCTCAGTCAGCCCAATTCTGACCAATATCCATCCAATCAGGAGTTATCTGCTGCAAATGTAGACAATTCTCCTGAATCCACAAAGAATAATCAGGAAAAATATTCGCTTATCGGCAAGAAAGGTGCTGCAAATCTTGACCATGAGGAAGAAGTAAGCACACGTCTTGACAACTTGAATGTCGCACGGCAGATGGAAGATGCAAAGAAGGATGCCAAGGCAATCAAGATGGCAACAGGTTGGGAGCGTGGTGCTGATGGAAAGTGGAGATATGAGATACCAGACGCAAAGCTTAGCGACATGACAGATATTGACGGTAAGGGAACAATGGTTAAGCGTGATGCCGAGGATATGCTTTGGACGAGTGGTAAACTTGGGGACAAAGTTGATGCGCCAGAATTGTTTAAGGCTTACCCCGGATTGAGAAATGTGCGTTTGGAGACTGATGCTATAACAAATGATATGCCGAGCCGCGGTTCCTTCAATGCTAAGACAAATACAATCGAGATACATGCAAGTGAGTTGAAGTATTTAAATTCCGTATTGAATCATGAGATACAGCATGTGATTCAACACATAGAGGGCTTTGCACAAGGTGGCAACGAGATTACTGTCAAGAAAGATATTCAGAATAGAGTAAATTACTTGTCACAAGAGATAAGACGTTTAAAAGCCGAAGGGAAATATGATGAGGCAAAAGAATTAATAAAGAAAAACAAAGCAACTTACAATGCTTCGGTAAGTGAAAGTAACGATTTCAAAAACTATCAATCTCTTGCTGGCGAGGTTGAGGCTCGAAATGTTCAGAGCCGTATGGGTATGTCTCCAGAAGAGCGTAGGAAGAGCCTTGCTGAAGAAACGGAAGACGTTGCAAGGAAAGACCAGATATTCCTGTATGGGGATGATATGCGATATTCTTTGAAGGGCGTTAATAACCAGTCGTTGTTTGACGCTATTCATACTTTATACTCAAAGGGAAAGACTTTTGCAGAAAATATATACAAACGTAAATTCTTTGATGTTGCCAATACTCCAGACTTTATGAAAAGGTTGGGACTGACTGGCAATAAGTTTACAATTAGATATGGTGTCATATCACGCCATTTCGGTAAGGATAATCAACATGACTTTACCGAAGAAGAATGGAAGCAGATACCACAGGCTTTAAGTAATCCGATTCTTATTACTGAATATTATCAGGATGACCAGCAGAAAAGGCAAAAAGGATATAGGCTCTATACACCTTTGAAACTTGCAGACGGTTCTTATGTCGTTGTAAGTGCTGAGGTTAAAAATGCAGGTAGGAATTTGGAGATCAATGCAATAAATACAATATTTGGAAGGAATGCTATTTCTGATATTCATGATAGGATAGTATATCAGAATCCAAAAATAACCCCTGAACAGATGGCACTTCTGGGTGAGAACAATCCTCGCCAATATCCATCCAATCAGGAGTTATCTGCTGCAAATGTAGACAATTCTTCCGAATCCACAAAAAATAATGAAGAAAAATTCTCGTTGAAAGACAGCAAAGCAGACCGTATACAGAAACTCCGTGAAAGCAAGCCTGTGGTGATTACTGGAAATGAATACAAGGGTAAATATGAGTTGAATCGGGAAAGTGCTCAAAGATACTTGCTTGATAAGCTTAGAGGCGATTATGTAATCAAAGATACTGGCGAAAAAGTTTCCTTGGCGAAAAAAGGTGCAAAGAAAGTAACAGCTCACAGCATGAGTAATGAAGCACATTTGAAGTCTATTGCAATAATACCGAAGCTAATAGAAAATTCAATTTTCATCGATGAACAGCCTGCATATAAAAAGGATGCACAGTTTGACAGCTATCGTTATTATGTAACTGGGCTAAAACTTGGTGGCGTTGATTACACGGCAAGACTTACAATAGGTGTAAAAAATGGTAAGAGCTACTATGACCACTATCTGACAAAGATAGAAAAAGGGAATCTGATAGATTTGATTAATCAGTCAGACTCCCAAAGACAAAGCTTTAAACCAACGGAGGGCGCACCTAACACGTCTGATGCTTTATCTGGTGTCAAAGATAGTAATCTAATTTCAATTCTCCAAACAAAAGACAAAGAAAATGCAAATACAGAAAAATATTCACTTCGTGATGAGATAAACAGAATCGTCAAAACAGCCAAATCGGATGGTACATACATGAAAGCTCCAAATGGAAATATATCCAAGTTGAATGAAGACCAATGGGCAATGGTTCGCACAAATAATTTTAAGAAATGGTTTGGTGATTGGGAAAATAATCCAAACAGTGCTTCTAAAGTTATAGATGAAAATGGTGAGCCATTAGTGGTTTATCATGGAAGAAGTACAGACTTCAATATTTTTGAGAAAAAGGAAGGCGTGCGCTTTATTATGGGATTGGAAGACAAAGTAAAATCTGAAGGTTTCTTCTTCACTCCTGATAGAGCTTTGGCAGAAGAATTTGCCGGAAATTCTTCTCGACATCGTGGAGGTAAAGCCAATGTAATATCTTGTTTCTTAAATATCAGAAGACCAATGGATTTGACACAAGACGATTATGACAAGGTTTATACAGACGTTACAGGGTGGGAATACATTGTAGGTATGGACACACAGGATAATCTATGGGGAATCATGGACGAGGAAGGTATGTCAGACAAAATAAAGTCTAAAGGGTATGATGGTGCAGTCTTTGTAGAAGAGGTGAATGACAATTATGAGCCTACAAGAATTTCTTATTGTGCCCTTGATGCTAATCAGATAAAGTCTGCCGACAAGAATAATGGTGATTTTTCTGTAGAGAATAATGATATAAGGTATTCGCTGAAAGACAGCAAAGCAGACCGTATAGAAAAGCTCCGTGAAAGCAAGCCTGTGGTGATAACAGGAAGAGAGATTACGCCTTCCGATGATTTGAAGCAGTATAAGAAAAATGCATTGGAATATGGAAAGAAATTGCAAGGGACATATACAAATGAAGATACAGGTATTTCTATACAGTTGCAAAGAGGTAGGCATAATGGTGGTATAAACGAAGTGTTACAGCACAATTATAAAGACATTCCTCATTTGCAGAGTGTAGCAGCAATACCTCAGATTATAAGAAAAAGTATATTCATTGATAGCGAAGAGAATAACGACAAAGAAAAGAATCCTTCAGTATCAGAATATCAGCATTTTGTGTGCGGTTTAAAAATTGGCAATGTAGATTATACTGTACGTTCTGCTATTGCAGTAGATAATAATGGTAATAGATATTATGATCACAGGCTTACTGAAATAGAAAAAGGTAAATTACTTTCTATTTTACCAACAATACAAAAAGTTGGAACAGAAGGTAATCTACCTAACGATAGCGGTTTTGACACAACGTCCAGCACTAAGCTTACTACCGCAAATCTTTCTGTTGGCAAAGATAAACGGTTATTGTCAATTCTCCAAACAAAAGACAAAGAAAATGCAAATAATGAAAAATATTCACTCCGTGTAGACCGATACCGAGAAGAATTGAACCAGTGGAAGAGAGACAATAACCTGCCAAAGGATGCAGAGAGACCGCAACTGCCTATCAGAGAGCCAAACGAAAGTGCAGCAGACTTTCTGAAGAGAGTGAAGGAATACAGACAGCAAGCCGCATTGTGGGCAACGGCACCGACATACGAGCAACACCTTTTGACTTCTGATACAGCACAGGGACAGTTTAACTTGGAGATGCAGCGCAAGACAGTTTTGGCTCGTATAACACTGCAAGACTCTATGCTTGCCATCCGTAAGGCACAGGAAGCCATAATGAAAGAAGTGGGCGTTGACAAGCTGAACTTTGCAGAGGATGCATATACGGCAGAGAATAGAAGTCATGGAAAGGCAAAGAACGAGTTTGAGGAATACAATGACGAGTTCTTACAGCCACTACGCAAGGCGTACAATGATTTGATGCATAGACTTGGTAAGAGCTATGACAACGTGAAAGTATATATGATTGCAAAGCATGGCTTGGAACGCAATGCCCATATAGCTTTCAAAAAGGCTCTGGATGAAGACTACGAGAAGAACGAAGAGCGTATGGATGCCTACAACAACTATAAGGCGGATATAGACAGACTTAACAATGATGCAGACTTTGAGGCAGGAAGAATAGACTTTGCAACATGGAAGCAGAATGATGTAAACATCAGAACAAAGTATGCTCCTTCATATTCAAAGTATCGCTTTGACGAAGACGGCAACACCCTGGATTATTCAGGTTTGACCGCTCTGTTTGATGCCGATGACTTTGAAAGCGCAGCTGCAGATTTAGTGAAAGATGTGGAAGACAATAATGAGTATTACACTGATGAGTTGTGGTATGCAACAAACGATGCAACAAAGAAGATTCTCCGGGACAGCTATAATGCTGGCATGATGACGGAAGATATTTACAATTTTGTCCGTGGCATGTATAACAACTATATTCCTCTTCGTGGTTGGGGCGATACCAATGCAGACCAAGTGTGGAATTATGTAGGTGGTGGTAAAGGTGCCTTCAGTCAAGTTGTAAAAGAAGCCCAAGGTCGTAAGTCTCTTGCTGATGATCCTATTGCTTACATAGAGAATATGGCAGAGAGCGGAATACTGATGAACAACAGGAACTGGGTGAAACAACACCTTCTGTTGTTGGCAGAGAATCATCCGACTTCACTGCTCAATGTGAGCAAGGCATGGTATATCAAGACTACAGATGCACAAGGCAACGAAGAATGGATTCCGGCATCTCCGCAGATTACTGCCGGCATGAACAGCAAACAGGTGGAAACTGCTCTTGAAACTTTTGAGAAGAAGATGGAACAAATGGCACAGAAAGGTGATGCGACACAGAAGCGTGAGCACTTAGAGATAAGTTATCCACAGACCAATGGAGAGGAGCGAGAGCACGAAGTGAGAGTGATGAAGAATGGCGAGGAATATGTGATATATATAAATGGAGATCCGCAGCTTGCACAGGCGATGAACAATACCAGAGCAAGAAAGGTAAGAGAAGGACTGGAGAACAGTTTATCACAAAGAGTAATTGCAAGGACAGGACGATACATGGCAGCAGCCTATACATCAATGTCCCCCCTGTTCATTCCGTCAAACTACATGCGAGACCTCACGATGACGCTTGCATCAACAGCAATCCGTGAGGATGCAAGATACAACTATCTGTTGAGACGAAATATGCTAAGGCATTGGAACACCTTCCCATTGGTATTGAGATACCAGAACGGCACTCTAAGGGAAAAGGTACGCAATGGTAGCGCAAGCAAAGTGGAACAGATGTTCTATGACTTCATGATGAACGGTGGTGAGACCGGCTTCGTTACTTCGCTTGACGTGGAAGACTTGAAGAAGAAATTCAAAAATGATTTGAAGGATATGAACCGTATGGCTGCAAATCCAAAGAAAGTAGGTCATGTTATCATGGACAGTATCGAGACGCTGAACCGAGCTATTGAGGACAGCAACAGATTTATGGTATATATGACTTCAATAGAATATGGCAGGAGTATAGACGAAGCCGTAAACAATGCGAAAGATGTTACTCTGAACTTCAACCGTAAAGGAACAGGCGAACACGGATGGCAGACAATCCGTAACCTCTATCTTTTCATAAATCCAGCAATCCAGTCATTGCAGACGCTTGGAGCCTTGGCAAAGCATCATCCGGTAAAGTTTACAGCAGTAACAACGACATGGTTGACAAGCGGTGTGATAGTTCCATTGGTAAACAACTTGCTGATGAGTTTCTTCGGTGGAGACGATGACAAGGATAAGTATTGGCAATTCACGAAATGGGACAGACGGAACAACTTCATTATGTGGGTACCATTTACACATGAGTTCGTGAAGATACCTCTTGCTCAGGAGTTCCGTGGCTTCTATGGCATTGGTGATATGATAGCATCAAAGTTGTGGGGCGGAGAGAAGGCTGAAGAGAGTTGGGGTGATTACGCACTGGACTTGATGGGACAGATAGTAGACATGTTGCCACTTGATCCTACAGGGTATGACGGCAATGTAGCAGTAAGCCTGATGCCAAATCCAATTCGTCCGTTCTTTGAACTTGCATTTAATGTAGACTTTACAGGCAAGCCTTTGTTCAAGGATTCAGAGTACAACAAATACGACCCGAATTTCACGAAAGCATACGTAGGTACTCCGGAATGGCTGGTACGTATATCAAGAATGGTGAACAGTATAGGGAATGACTATCCTGACGTTCAACAAAATTGGATAGACAGGGCAGTGAATTCACGCTTCAATCTGAACAATCCAGCTGTCGTTGACCATGTGCTTTCATCTTATCTCGGTGGTGCATATACTATGGGCAGTCAAACGCTTGGTGTAATGACCAAAGCATTGAATGGTGATGAAATCAAGATGGCGGATATTCCGTTGGCAAGCAAGCTTGTTTCCAATCCTGATGACAGACCTGTCAGCAAGAAGCAAGGCGATGAATTCTGGAATGTAAAGGAGCGACATGACAGGGCTGCCAACACTCTAAGCAAACTGAAGAAAAAGGCAAAGGTTGATGGAGACTACTCCACACTTGACATATTCTTCGGCTCTGACGAATACAGGCAATACAAGGAAGACGACAAAGTTGTGAAGAAATACGAGGAAGACAGGAAAAAAGAAAAGGCTCAGGAAACAGGTGAGGAATACAAAGCGCACAAGACCACAGGCGAGGATGTATACAAATCTCATGCTACTCCAAAAGATGACTTTGAGGACATGAAGATGAAGCAGCTTTATGAGAAGCTGAACAGTTTCAAAATACGCTATGAGGCTATTGACGGTATTTCAAGAGAAAAAGGAGACGCATATTACAAGGCAAACAAAGCAGCTATTGAGGCTATCGAAGAGGTCGCTTATGACAGGTCTACAATTTCAAGCATCAAGAAAGGTTTCTTGTATAACGGCAAGGATTCCTATGATGCAGACGGAATGAAAGATATTCGTGAACTGAGAAGAAGAATACTTGAAGTGTTGGAAAGAGCGAATAGGAATGTTGTGAACAATAACAAATAACACAAAAGAAAAAGCGAGGTAGATTATAATTTCTATCTCGCTCTTTTTTGCTCTGATTGGATTCTGTTAAATATCAATTATCACACTGCCGGCAGCAGCATCCGAAGGCAACCAAAGTTCCCATGGTTTGTTGTACATTTCATAATAATAAGAGTGCGTCCCATAGACGTATCGTGTATTACCTTTTTTATATGCTGTGTAGTTTTGGTCTTCTGTTTCGCAGTCACTGCCAGTATTCAGCATTATTATCCACTTGGTGAAGTCCCCAACCGTTTCCCCTTTGTATATGGCGGAGATTTGCTTATTTTCGTCTATTATCGGTGTGAGAGTAGACCATTCATCTTTGTTTATTCCAAAAGGATAGGAGGCATTATAAGACTCAAAGTTTAGTAATATTTCAGCTAAATTATCTGCATTAATTTGAATTGGTGCACTTTCGTTGGAATATGAATAATAATAACCCATAGGAATTGTAGAGTTAAAACCTATGTGTACTGCTAAAAATGTACCTTTATCTTTTCTTATATTTTCAAGGTATTTGAAATTTAGAAGTTTAATAGTTTCAACTTTTTTCCCTATTAATGCAGCAGCAATAATGGCATCATCCTTGCTGTCAGCATAATTCTTGGCAGTATTCTCAATGCCAGTCTTTATTCTGGAGAACATACTGCTGAGAGTTTCTTTTGTTATTTTCAATATTTCGTCCATAAAATTACGTTTTTTTATAAAACAAAAAAAAGCGGTACTCCGACTATGGAATACCGCCCGAAGTGGACTTGCGTCCTATTGTTTTAAAATTGCTATGATATAGCTTACTCTAATTGTTCTGGATTATTTTCATTCTTTGGAAGAATATAATCCATAGCAAAATAAGCGGTATTCCAATAAGTCAAAGAGCACAGTTATTCTATTGTCCAATGTTTATAATAATCCCTCTGACTATAACAATATAGAGTGTTGTGTCAGAGGGATTTGAAAGTTATTACTTATGCAGTTGCAACCTGAGCATTATCCCACAGAGATTTAATCTCTTCAGATGAAATGTCCGTGAAATCGGTAGACTTGATATAGTCCTTATTAATATTCTGTGTAAGAGACAAGGCGTCAGTAGCGGTAGCTTCTACATCCTGCAGTTTCTGCTGAGTGGCACTTATTGTAGAGGCTATAACCTTGTTCTGAACCGGGTTGGTAGAGGTGCCACTAAGAGTAGAATCCACAGTAATCTTATTTGCACCTTCTGCAATGCCGTCCAGTTTCTTCTTGTCAGCAGCAGAAAGAAGACCATTGGCAGAAGTGGTAGCTACAGAAGTAGATGCCTTGCCTGCAAGAGCGGTATTGATTACCTTGTTCTGTACAGGATTGGTTGAGTTTGCATTAAGTGCAGAATCAACAACAGTTTTGTTTGCGCCCTCTGCGATACCGGCAAGCTTAGTCTTCTCAGCTGTGGTGTAGTCATTTGTAGAAAGTCCCTTGCCTGTTTCCTTACCTACCTTCGTGTCAATGATTTTTATTAAAGCGTCTTGTAAACTATTAAGTTGTGCCAAGACCACTTTGTTCTGGACTGGATTGGTTGATGTGTCAGACATTTTGTCATCCACAGTAATATAAGCCTTCCACTCTCCAATTTTCTCCCATTTGTCGGCTTTGCCGTCATTAATCTTGATATACTCACCATAGGTATTGCCCTCAACACTCTCTGCAGATTTCAGGAGATAGAGCTTGTTACTCTTTGCAGCAGTAAGTTCTGGTAGAGCAGTAACAATCTCTGCAATATTGCCATCAATACCAATATCAGCGAGAGAGAGGTTACCTGAACCCTCAATACTTGTGCCATTGATGGTCTTCAAGCCACCCTTTGCAATCTTCTTCTGTGCCTCAGCAAGAGCGCCAGCTGCCGCTGTTGCTGCATTATCTGCGGCTTTCTTCGCATTAGCAGCATCAGTTACGCCCTGGTCAGCCTTTGTCTGTGCAGCCGTAATCTTTGGTGTAAGGGTATTGCTCAATGCTGTATCTGCATCAGCATATCCCTTTTTTACCAATGAGCTGAAATAGCCCAAATTGTCAGATGTGATAAATTTTTTCTCTGCCATGATTCTTTAAAATTTTAATGAATAAATATGTTTTAAATTAGTAATACCTTATACAATAACATCACGATGCTTGTTGCGTGTTATTCCAGATGTTATCCACCTCAGTATTTGAAATGGAGCCAAGTTCAGTATTCTTTACACACCCGGAAATGCTGTCATTCAACTCATTTCTCGTTTCAGATAAAGCAGCTGTAGTGGCATATCCAGATAGTGATTCTTTGGTTGCGTACTTGCTGTCAGCCTGTGCGGTAGTCTGATAGTTACTGAGGTCAACAGATGAATTTGCAGTAAACACCCTCCATCCATCAGCTGTGTTTCTCTTATCCCAATTGATAAGCTGATACAAGTTGCCGTTACCCTTACCATCAGCATTCACAACATACCATAGTTGACCAATGGCATCATTTTCAGTATTGTTACCACTTGCAGAGAGCTGCCAATCAAACAAAGCATATAGAGCATCAAGATCAGCTACTGTTCTATGACCACTAATCTCATCAGCATATACAATACCATAACCAGTAGAGTTGATATTGTTAGAACGAAGTGTGTTTGCCTGTGCTAAACCTTTCTTTGCCATATTCTATTTCCTTTCCTATTTATTCCGTTAAACAATTCATTAAGCAATATCAAGTTTGGCACCAGTAAATGCACCTCTCTGTACACTTCTATATACATTATACTCCAATTGCATCTTTGTTTGAGGGTCTGTTACCGTCACCTTTGATAGTGTGAAGCCGTCATTAAGCAAAGGGGTAGCATCATTCATTGTAATCTTAGACAATTCACCAAGCTTTGACGGATAGGCATAAACAAGGTATTCAGTCTCTCCTGCGTTAACATTTGTATATACATTGTTCTTATCGTCCTTCAAGTCATAAGCACTATCGTCAGAATCAGGATTTAGTAAACTTGAAAGCTTTTCAGCTGTAATATCTCCCTCGGTTCTTGCCAGTATCACCTTGTACTGGAAATGTACCCTTACAGAAGCAGACTTAGTGTCAACATCAGAAGAACTTGCCTGTTTGATGATACCGTTGCTAAGCACAAGTCCCTGTTTAGGAGCCTTGATGCTTGCCGTAATAGTTGTGTCAGAAGTACATTGCTTCGTAATCTCAACAGAGTTTTCACCAGATGCCGGAAGTTGAGCATTTGACCAATCACCGCCATTCATAGAAGTAGGATCTTTATAACCATCAGCATGAGTCCACTTCATGCTACCTGTAAAGTTGACCTTATATCCATATATGGTATTAAGATTTCCAGGATTTGCGGTAATGCCAGATGCAGAACCATCACTGCAAAGTATAGTCCACTTATTAGAGATAACAGGAGAAACCAAAGGTAAATCTCCACTCTTAATAGCTGCTATGTCCTTAGCATTCTGTGCTCCCTTGTCTCCAGCATAGGCAGTCTCTGCTGTTTCACCAAGAACTACTCCGCCACTATTTATCTCAACAAGACTGCTACCACTCCAACGATAGGTTTTGTTTGTCGTTATGTCTACATATATTTTACCAGCTTCGGGCTGTACGCCAGCACCTCCTAACAAATCAGAAGTTGCAACTCCCCATGTAGAAGCGTCTGACCAATTGCCATAAAATTTAGTACCATCTCTTAGGGCAAATTTGTTGTTTGATTTTACATAAGCTACGCTGCATAACGTATCTGTGGATTTTTTTGTAGTGCTCATTGCTTGAACATCAGCTTGTAGTACGAAACCGCTGAACTCCACTACATCATCAACATAACTTGGTAGCTGTGACGCTGGAACAGTGCCATCAACCAATGTCGCATAAGTTCCACTATCCTGCTTTTTGTCAAGCTCAGTTTTGATTTTGCCAACAAGATGTTCCAATCCTGTCTGATCTAAAAATTTATTATCTGCCATATTGTTTAATATTAATAATTATACTATCTATCAGTATTGCGTTATACCTATTACCTAAAATAGTGCATCAATATCTTTAGGAGTTATCAGTTGAATATTGTTGGAAAGACATTCCATATCACTTCCGTTCCACCTCCAAATGCTGTTGTCTGTTTTGTTTATGTACAATCTCGTGTTAGAATAGATTTCGCTGTCAGCATTAACCCAAACGAAACGTTGGAGTTTAGCCTCAAATTTACTGTAACAAATTTTCTTAGTTAAAGTATTGTAACCGTATTGTCCCTTTTGAGTAGGTTCGTTGAAAGATTCGCCCCAAGCGTCCAAGATGAAAACATTGTTGAATTCATCAGGAATATAATAAGAAGGAAACCGTCCGTCTTCATCTGTTTCAGGAATGCTGCTTCTTAACTCTTCAAGCAGAGATTCAAGATCTTTCCCACTTTTTAAATCTTTAATGTATTTAGCGTAAGTCAGGACACCATCCTTACGTGAACTGACCAAAGAATTTCCATATTTTACTTCACCAGCCATACCTCTTAATCTCCTATCGAATAAATGTTGTCGTTACCTGCAACAAGTTCGTCACTCCAGTAGAAATACAAATTGTCAACTTGTTCCATATTGAAAGCAGTCGGCAGTCCAGCCTGTGTGATAGTTATAGGCGAAGTACAGACAAACCATACATACGGTTTACTGTCAGTTGTTTCAATGGTGAATGTCCTACCTGAAGCCCTGTTGAAATCACATGCAAGCTCATCCTTGTTAAGTTCCGACACACTATTTGCAGAAGAGCTGCCATACCAGAACTTGTAGTCATAACTGTTGCCGGTCGTGATATAATACCTTAAATTATACAAGCCACAAGGTTCACCATCAATTATGCCGACAGGAATCTTGCTCTGGCGGTTGAAAGGAACAATGGCAAACATGTTACTCTCGCAACTTGACAAGTGAATACCGCCAATAACGAAAGATACCTTAACGGCATAGCAACCAATATCAATATCATCAGGAAAATCGCAAATTAGTTCATTCTTTGCATCCCCCGACACTTTGTGTCTCAATTCAATACTATTACAAGAACCGTCAACAAGCTCAACTTTCGTGTTGGCGGCTTGATTCATATCGCAATCCACGAGAGTGTTGCTGTTTTGAGCAATTTCAAGTTTGCTTACCAATATATGCAACTTGAAGCCATTACCTTTTACAATTCGATATATCATGCGATGTACTTTTTTCGGCAAAGATAGGAGAAAAAATATTCCCCTACCTTTTATCCGTTAATAAACGAATCAATATCATACAAGACCTTTCCATCGAAGAAATTTTCTCTTTCTATTTTGCAGTGCCTTTTTACTCTTTGCATTAGTATGGTACACGCAATCATGGAAAAGATCTTTAGGCTTTGCGTCTTTCGGAGTCAAGCCAACTCTGCGGTATGCCAGATACTGATTCCGGTTAATAACCATCAGCTTTCCGCTCTGCATTGGAAGAACGAAATAGATTTTACCATCCTTGGATGATGCTTTAAGTGCCGCAGCCTTGGCTTTGCGGTACATCAACTCACACTTAACACGCTTGATAATTTTTCCAATTTTCATAATCGTTGTATTTAAATAGTTATTTATCCTATTGTAGCTGCCGAAACAGATACACGTCTTGTCAGTTTCCTTGTTTCCTTTGTTATCATCCGTGGCGTCTCCATTTCGTTGAAACAGATATGAAGACCGATGGCTCTCGTCATAAGCAAATCATCATGCTTCCCGTCAGCGGCTTCATAAACAGTGCCGTTCTTCTCATATGTCAAATATTCAAATAGACACCTCTCGTCTCGTTCAACATACAGTTGCTCACGTATAACTTGAACCAGAACAGATATGACCATAGGCTTAGTAGCGACATTAGTATGGAAACCGTATTTTACAGGAACCTTATTCTTTATGTCAGACTCACTTTGCTTGCGTGCATACAGATTATCATATACATCCTTTATCTGATTAAGAATAAACTCGGACTGGTCTCCACCTTCCAGAATATGTTCCTTGTCTTTGGTTTCAAGAGTGTTTGATTCTATGACAAGAAGGGCGTTATCATAATATTTGGCTATCTGTGCAGCCTTCCATGCCAACAAGTCCATATCAATATGACCGTACCATTGAGCTACAATATATGGTTTTCCGCCTTCCATCATCCAGTATCTGTCAATGACAACAATAACAGACCAGTCAGCACCCTTGCTACGTCCTCCAATATCAACGACAACCAAATACCGGTTGGTTACCTTGCAGTCATCAAAGAACTCAGGCTGATTCCATATCCACAGTTGTCCCTGCTTGTCTTCACAGAACCTGACGTTCTGCATACACTTCTTGCCCTTATATCCATCACCATAAACATCTCCAATATACTTGGGTGCCCTGCATCCCTTTTTGAATTTGTCAACCTTGTCTTCTGCAAACACCCTTGCTCCAGAATGCTTGAATGCTTCAATGTCGTCAGTAGGATAACCAGCTGCCATATCCGCATGGTCTGTAAACTTCTTGCGTTCAGCAATATACCAGTTGATAGCTTCAAGCGGTGCTCCGAGCGTCCATAGTTTCCATAGATATGTACCAGGCTCTTCACGATCCGACATGGCATTGCTATTGTTCCTGTTCTCATACAGCCATTTTGCAAACAGACTTTTTTCTTTCTTCGTTCCGAAGTCAAGATGATACATATCGTATATCTCAAACCAAGGAACGAAGAACGGTTCAAACTGCGATTTGCCATCCTTTGCGGCAAGCCATTCTTTGTGGAAAAAATTACCAGTTCCATTGGCAGTAGATTCAAGAGCTATCATTGTCATAGGGCGATACAAAATACCGTTAGTGGCATTTTGAATAACTTCCTCAGGAGATTTGCCGTCAGTCTTTTTCCATAGACCGACCTCAGACAAGTGAACCAAGTTATAGTCTTCACCGTTGGCAGAAAGCGGTCGCTCCATAGAACCGACCTTAATCTTGCAGAAACGTTGCGGAACCTTCTTAACATTACCGGATGTTCCGACACCGACAAACTTAGGTTCATTATCAGAGTAGGCTTCACCCATTTCATGCAAGAACTTAGCAGGGAAATTCTTTAATGCCTCATCAAACATGCCACGTATAGTCTCAGCCGTGTCCTTAACCTGAGCAACAATAAGAGAGTTTAGACCTTTCATCCACATCAGTTGCAGCCATAGCATGTACATCTGTATAACTGTCGAGCCTCCCCATTGTCGAGCTTTCAAGAGTATAAGGCGTATCGGCTTTCCCTTCTTCCTTCTTTCCTCCAGCCAACGAAGAAGTCTCCTCTGCGGTCTTCTTAGAACAAATCGGAAAGGTAGTCCTCCTCCTTTAGGTTTAATGTATATGAACATGCCAAAGAAAAAGAAAGGATCATACTTCATGCGAAGCCGTATAAATTGCTCAACAATTTGTTCTCGGTCAGTGGCATAGTTTCGCTCAACAGGTGGTTCCCCGTTCTTCTCTGCCTCTTCATCACATTCGTCATACAGTATATCCAGGTATGCATCAACACTGCCGGCATTAGCAAGTTGCTTAATGAAAGGATTATCTTTTAGTTCTATTGGCAAGTATTGGTCTTCAATAGGAAAATCATCAAGATGAAGATGACACCTCTTGTCTCCACAACCGGTACCAATTATCGGGTTGAACTCTGTGGAGATAGCTTTGATTCTCTTGTCATTCTCTTTGAGAATCATTTCCGTATGCTTATCATTCAATACTTGTCTTGGCATAATGGTGCATTTAAATAACCCCACAAAAGACCAAGTACATAACAATAGATGTGGACTCCAATTGCCATGCAAGGAAACACAAGCCCAATAGATATATATAATAATATTGTAAGATTGTATTTCACCTTCTTTTTTACATAAGGTGCAATATACCCCATATAGGCATATACAAAACCGCTTAATCCTACTATCGGAGTATCTGCTGCAAAAGGATAACTGACGGCAATTATATAGAACCCTATCAAGTTCCATCTGCACTGAATGGCATTCAAACATTGATATAATGCCCAAAGGTTTACAAGAGCATGGAATACGTTCTGATGAAACAGAGGATAAGTAAGACGTTGCAGAACGCTACATCCGTGATACAGTCCCATGCCGTCATGTCCAAGGAGTGAAAGGACGAAAATCAAAATGAACCAAACATAAACTTCAATCTGCGTTTTCTTTTTTCGTAACATCTTTTCTTCTCCTCCTTCCTCACTCTGCATAAAATGACATGGATAGTGTATTGAGTAAGATAGAAGCTTGGTGCCTCCTCATTACAAATATGCCATATTATTTCCATCTTCGTGAGAGACGGATGCTCTTTGCTGTATATCTGGAACCTTCGGAAAATCTCCATGAACATAGCTTTCCTTGTCGGAATCATGTAGTCAATGGATTTTCCTTTTAATAAATCTAATATGACCCTGTAAGCTCTGCCTTCAGATACCCAAAACCTTCTACTCGGAGATTGAAGTATTCTCCTTTCAATCTCAGACAGACTAAAATTGTCTCTTCCCGATATTATTTCACGGTAAGCCCTCAACAAGTCAGCATCACGTTCTTGTGTAAAGTCACAAGATGAGCCTTTGAACTTCATATTAGACACTGCAAATATACAAAAATATACTGACAAAATCAAATATGGATAATGAATATTAACGGATAAAAAAGAAGAAAGTATGAAAAGCATTAATTTTGGGCAATATTTTTAATCTGTTATTCAAATATGGCTGGAAATACAAACAATATTCAGAACGCTGGAGCTGCGGCACAGCAAGCTGCCAAGACAAAAAGAGACTTGGCTTTGGAACGTTTGAAGACACGTCACCCAGATAAAGACTATGCTGACGATGAAGCGATTTATGGTGCAATCAATGATGACTACGATGCAGACCAAAAGACAATCGAAGGCTATAAGGCAAACGAAAAGGCTATGAGCGACATGATGACTGCCGACCCTCGTTCTGCAGCTTTCTTGCAGGCAATGAGAAGCGGTAAAAATCCTGCCGTGGAACTTGTAAGGAACTTTGGCGATGAGTTTGTGGATATACTCACAGACCCGGAACAAGCAGATGCAATCGGTGAAGCACAAGCAGACTATCTGAAACGAGTTGCCGAAAGCAAGAAACTTGATGATGAGTATGCAGAGAATATCAAGAAAAGCTATGAAGTCTTTGACGCAATGGACAAAGAGTTTGGTGAAGACGTTACCAATGAATTAATCGGCAAGATGTTCGTTGTTGCCAATGACGTTATCCGGGGCAAGTTCACAAGGGAAGCTCTTGAAATGCTAAGACTCGCTGCAAGTCATGATGAAGACGTAGCCAATGCTGCACATGAGGGTGAGGTACGTGGAAAGAACATTAAACACCAGAAAAACCTGGAACTCCGCAAGAAAGGCGATGGAGTGGCTGATTTGGATTCTGCAACAGCAGAATCGGCACAGGACGGAGACAACCAACCTGACTTCGGAGCACTCGGACGAATGGCAAGAGGCGGTTCTATATGGGAACGAGGCGGAGAGAAGAGAATACACAATAGATAAAAGGATTTATTAATTTAAAATTTACAGATAATGAAGACAACAAAACAAACATTCAGTTGGCTGATGTCCGTGTTCCTCATGGCTTTGGCTATGATTTTTGGAGTAAACGGCTCTGTTCTGATGGCGGAGGCTACAAACTTGCCTGATGCAGGTACGACCAATAGTGGACATGCGGCAGAGGCTGGTGGAGCAGAGACTGCCGGAGAAGGCGGCAATGGTGGTGCTGCAAGGCAGAATGAAGGAATCGCAACGGAGACACGTGGACGTGAAACGAAATGGGCAGAAGGTGATGTAAACTTCTATTCAAATGATTTGAATGACAAGATTACAAAAATCCGTCCTATGGCAACTCCTGTAGACCAGATTTCACGTTACGCTACACCGAAGACCGCCGATTCTTTTGTAGTGGAATATTACTCTATCGGTACACGTCCAATCAAGACCACAGTAAAGACCACAACTGAGGCAAGTACAGGTTCATCCGTTGTGCTGCCAGTTGATGATCCAGACATGTTTACTCTTGATGATACTATCCGTGTGGTAGGAGTAAAGGCAATTACAGACTATAATGGTGTTGCATATTCAGATGATAAGAACAAAGGCGTTCCAGTTCCGGATTTGGAACTGTGCGTATGCGGTAAGAATACAGATGGTCAGCCTATAGTCTTTGCCGTTAATGGTAACATGTATCAGAAGCAGGCTATCGGAGTGCCGGCAATTCCGGCAAAGACTGTACTTATCCGTATGGCAAAGGCTTGTGGAGAGCTTGACGTACAGACAGGACGTTTCAACAACCTTCCGACAAGCGATACTCAGTATTGTCAGAACTTTATGATTCAGATTGAGCAGAGTACCTTTGACAAGATTGCTGCAAAGAAAGTGGATTGGAGCTTCTCTGATATGGAAGAGGATTCTATCTATGACATGCGCCTTGCAATGGAGGGAACTTTCTTGTTTGGAGACATGGCTTGTATCAAGCATACGACAAAGAACAATTCCTCACAGTGGTTTACCAAAGGTATTTGGTGGATGGCTGGAAAGGACATTGAAGTAGGACACAAGGCAACCGAGGATGACCAAAAGAAAGGTTTCAAGAAGGATGATGTTGTAATCTGGGACAATGAACTTGTGGATATTACAAAAGATATATTTGTAGGTACAGGCATTGGCAACAAGCGCAAGGTCGTTATTGCCGGTTCACAGGTTGTAACGGCATTCTCCAAGATACGTTCAGAGAAGTTCCGACTGAAAGATACCGTTGAAGTATTCAACTTAAAGTTCAAGAGTTGGGAGACAGACTTCGGGGAGTTGCTGATGATTCATTCAGAGTTCTTCGACTTGCAGGGAATGAGCGACTGTGCATTGGTTCTCGATCCAGAGTTCCTTGTAAAGCGAGTACACTTGCCTTGGGCGCGTAACGTGCTTGACCTTAAAGCAGCAGGTATTCGCAACACGGATGCTGTGGTAATTCAGGAAGTAGCGTGTCTGTATCTGAAATACCCGAAAGCTCACGCAAGAATGAAGCTTGCGACTGCTTAACTTAGAGTTAGGTTCATTCATGTATATATAATTTATGAGGGGTGTGGGCACTTGCCCCATCCCTCTTTTTAATTAGAAGAGAAAGATGTTAAAAACATATCAGGGAAATTCAGACTTGGCTTTCAACGTAAAGTTGGAGGGAGGTCTTAAACGAATTGTGTTTGACGGTCAGAGTCATGGCACAAGCATATATTCAACGAGAGACGTAAAAGAGCAAAAGGCAATAGAGAGCCATTACTGGTTTAACGACAAGTTCTGGCTTGAAGAAACAATAGACGAGAAGAAGTTGGAAGCCGAGACGAAAAAGAAAGCCGCGGCAAAGGCAAAGAAAATTGCAGAGGAGAAAAAGACATATTGTGTGTCGGATATTGCTGATGCCAAGGATTATCTCGCAGATACTTTTGGAGTATCACGCACAAAGATGAAGACCAAAGAAGATGTACTTGCCGTGGCAAATGAATATGGTGTTGAATTAGAAGGACTGGAGTAATATGGTAAATTATGCTGTATCTGACTTGGTGAAAGAAGTCAAGGTAATTCTTGACCGCAATCAGGAGAGTGCTGTACTTGTGCCTGATGACTCTGATACTCTCTCTCAAGGAGAACTTATCCAGAGCAGAATCGTGGATGCGGCAAAAATAATCTTGACAGAAGCTTCGTCTCTATTGGTGGAAGGAACAACGCTTGCAGACAATATTGTAACTTGGCAAAATTCTTACGGTGCATATTTCGGCAAAGTGGAATTACCGTCAGACTTGATACGTGTCTTGTCTGTTAAGGTCAGCGACTGGATAAGACCAGGCAAGATTATATCAGAGAATGATGACGAGTATAAATTGCAGACAAGCAGGTTTGGTGTGCGCGGAAATGTAGAAAGACCTGTTGCAGCAATAGTACATGCTGAAGGACAAAGGTATATAGAACTATACACAAGCAATTCGGATGATGCTACATTGGACTTGTCTTATGTGAAGTTACCTTCCATTAATGCCGGCACGATAGATTTGCCACAGGGCTTGGCTGATGCCGTAAAATACATGACGGCTTATCTTGTCTGTGTCAGTTTGGGCGACAACGATACAGCCAACGGACTACTGTCTGTCGCAAAGAATCTGGCAGGAATTGTAGATATAGAACCTTCTCAAATGCAATAACTATATGGCAAAGGAAAAAGAAAAGACAAAACTGTTGTCGCTTAGTAAAGTAACAAACAGGGAAGAACTTGATACTGTCAAGGCTTCATTCAACTCTTACAGTCAGCCGTATGAACGCGCATATTCTGTTCTCTTTGAGGCTCAGCGGTATTATAACAACATGGATAATTTCCGTAAAAGGAGATTGAGAAACAAACGGTACAATTACGGAGACCAGTGGGGCGATATAATAGAGCTTCACTCCAAATGCGGTGGCGTGAGGAGAATGACGGAGTCGCAATATATACGTGAGCAAGGCAGTGAACCTCTGAAGAATAATCTTATACGAAGACTTGTCAAGAATGTTCTCGGTGTGTATCGCTCGCAAAGCAAGGAACCAACATGTAATGCAAGAGACAAAGACGAACAGAAGTACAGCGAGACAATGAGTATCGTCTTGCAGTGCAACCGTCAGCTCAATAGGGAGAGCGAGATTGATGCCCGAACGATGGAAGAGTTCCTTATAAGTGGTGCTGCTATTCACAAGAAAAAATACGGATGGAGGCGAAACAGACTGGACTGTTGGACAGACTATGTAGACCCGAACGAGTTTTTCGTGGACAATAATATGAAGGATTTCAGAGGGTGGGATGTACGCTGTATCGGTGAGATACATGATACCACTATCGGAAATATCCTGATGGAATTTGCTAAGTCTCCAGCAGATGTAAAAAGACTGAAAGAGATATACCGTAATGCCAGCAACAGAGAACTGATAGAAGACAGCTTGCAGCAGTTTGGAGAGTTCGATCCACGGAAAGTAGACTTCATGTCTCCAAGCAACCCTTCTCTATGTAGAGTTATAGAAGTATGGCGTAAAGAAAGCAAGCCAAGATACCGCTGCCATGACTACAACAATGGGGATGACTACAAGATTGACGTTGAGGACTACCACGATATAGTAGAATTTGAAAACAAGGATCGTATAGAACGCGGTTTGAATGCAGGAATGGAAAAGGAAGACATTCCTTTGATCAAAGCAGAATGGTTCATGGATGAATACTGGTATTTCTACTACCTCTCTCCGTTTGGCGATATTCTCCGTGAGGGCGAAACTCCTTATGCCCATGGTGAGCATCCATACGTATTCAAATTCTATCCGTTCATTGATGGCGAAATACACAGCTTCGTTGAGGATGTAGTAGACCAGCAACGGTATGTTAACAGGCTTGTTACGATGTATGATTTCATTATGCGTGCATCGGCAAAAGGCGTTCTTCTATGTCCTGATGACTGCTGCCCGGATGATTTGACATGGGATGACTTAGCAGATGAATGGGCAAGGTTTAACGGACTTGTACGCTTCAAACCAAGCAAGAGTGGACAACTGCCGGTACAGGTGGCAAACAATTGTGTCAACATAGGAATACAGGATTTGCTGAAATTCCAGTTGAAGTTCTTTGAGGATATAAGCGGTGTAAACGGTGCATTGCAAGGCAAGCCAGGAGTATCTGGAACGAGCGGTTCGCTATATGCCCAGCAGACACAAAATGCCACGATGTCGTTGCTTGACATATTGGAAACGTTCAGCCAGTTCATAATAGACGGAGCATATAAGGACGTGAAGAATATGCAACAGTATTATGACACAAGGCGTACATTTAATATTGTAGGCAAAGCAGGAGAGATCGTAGAGTACGACCCGAAGAAAATACGCGATGTAGAGTTTGACATAAACATAACAGAAAGTACGGCAACTCCAGTATATCGCCAGATGGCAAATGACTTCCTGATGCAGCTATGGCAGAAGCAGGCTATATCTTTGAGGCAGTTGTTGAAAGTCGGAGACTTCCCATTCGCGGACGACTTGCTGCAAGAACTGGACAGTCAGGAACAGGACATTCAGCAGGGCAGAGCACCACAGCAAATATCTCCCGAACTGCAAGCACAGATAAGCCAAGCATCACAGAGTAATCCAAAGGCACAGGCAATGCTTCAACAGATGTTGAGCGGTCATGGCATACAACCAAGTGAGCAACAGGCTCCTTTATCAGAATAACACTATAAATAAAATAAAGTATGATGGCAGAAAATATTAGTATTGAGAATGGAAATGAAAACATTGGAGCACCTCAGAAGCAAGTAAATGACCCGAATGGCGGTATAGCTTCCGAAACACAAGGCAGAAAAGACAGTCCAGACTTGTATGAGAATGATGTTTTTGGAAGAGTTATAAAACGGAACAAAGACAATATATGGAAGAGGGGGAAGATGAAAAGGATTAGGCATGAAGAAGACGAATAAGATACATTGTTCAGCAAATAAAACATTGTACTCTATTAACGGATAAAACAACTTTTGTAAATTCTTATCCTATCTTTGTAGAAAAGATATAATGATGAATGATGTAAGGGCATTTATAATAAGCACGATATGGGGATTTTTGGCACTGCTCACCCCGATAAAGGACTTCATGACGAGTATGGTAGTCCTGTTTACGCTGAACTTCGTGTTCGGTTTAGTAGCTGCAAGGTTCAATCACGAAGATTGGTCTTGGAAAAAGGCAGGAATGTTTTTCGTTTGTTGCTTTCTGTTCTTCGCTACTGTTGCCGTATTGTTCGTTTGCGGACATTTTCTCCATTCTGACGAACAGGCGATATTCTGTGTGCGCTATATCTGCATTGCAGCAATGTATCTCTTTACCACCAACATCATAAGGAATTGGCGAAGTGTTCTTGTGCCAGGCTCTCCTTGGTATCAGCTGGTGGATTTCTTGCATTATGTACTTACATTCAAATTTGTAGACAAAGTGCCGATGTTCAAAAAGTATCAGGAATATAAAAAGACAAAATATGGAAATAACGAAAGAACAGATATTGGAGATAATGCCAAATGCAAAGGATAAGGTCGCTGAATATCTTCCTTATATCAACGGATATAAAGAAACATTCAAGATAAGTACTCCATTGCGTATGGCACACTTCTTAGCTCAGATAGCACATGAAAGCAATGAGCTGAGAAGCGTGAAAGAGATTGGTAACATAAGCTACTTCACGAAGTATGATACAGGCAAGCTGAAGCAGATGCTTGGGAACGTGAAAACCGGAGACGGCTACAAGTATCGCGGTCGTGGACTGATACAGATTACAGGACGTGCAAACTATCAGACATATAATGACAGTTCATATTGCCGTGGAGACATTATGGCTCATCCTGAATTGTTGGAAAAGCCTCTCGGTGCTGTCAAGTCTGCGATGTGGTGGTGGAACAGCAATGGACTTAACAAGCTCGCGGACAAAGATTCTTTTATCACCATAACAAAGAAAATCAATGGTGGAACAACAGGATTGGATAGTCGAAAGAAATATCTTGTAAGGGCAAAGAAAGCATTAAAGGTATAGTATGAGAGCAAAGAAGAATATATTTGGCAATAGGGTAGCGATGTGCATAATCAGCATGTTGTTCCTGATTTTATTCTTCGGCTGCAAAAGCGGTTCCGCAGGATTGAAAGAAAGCATCTCACATAATATGACTGACAGTACTGTCAATTGGAACCGTAATGACAGAACCGTCATTGACAGCATATTCAAGCGAGACAGCATATATATCAAAGACAGTGTTTCTACACGTCAGGTAGGCGATACAGTCTACTCGGAGAGGTGGCATTGGGAGTATCTATACAACTTCTTCTCGATGCAAAATATGGATTTGCAGAATAAGGAATATGGAGATTTCCAATACATTTCCGTATGCGACACAATAAGAGTACCATATCCTGTGGAAAAGGAACTGACGAAGTGGGAAAAGTTTCAGCTCAAATATGCCGTATGGTCAATGGGAGCACTCTGCATGATATTGGTGTGGCTTGGATATAAACTATATAAATGGATGAAGAATGCAAGAAATAAATATCACAATAAATAAGAATGCAGTCCTGGAGGAAGTTGCCAAGACTACAGCATATATTGGGGCAAAGTCCCAATTGACTGACGGTCAAACATTATACGATCAAGTTTTTGTTACTGACGAAGACAGAAAGATGATTGAAAGGTTTTGGAAAGAGGCATGCAATGCTGTTACGAACATAACAAAAAGGTTTATCAATACAGTGTCAGATATAACACATGATCGTCCAGTTGACTATATACTCAATCTTTCCATGTCGGACAGATTTAACAAAAACTTGACAAGTTCAATTTCTGCATCAATGTTCTCGATGTTTGTTTCATACATAATGTACAAATGGTGCGAGATTGTTGCCAAGGACAAAGCAAAAGAATATTCAGACAATGTTGCCACACATATAGAAAGCATAAATGCCAAATTATACAATAAGCTGAAGCCGCAAAGAAAAAAATAGATTGATATGGGAAAGATATTGAACATAAAATTGTATATGAGTGAACTCATATATGATTTCCAAAACAAAGCGTTCATCACAGGACGAAGCAAAGGCTCAGACGACAAATCTCCTGAGCAAGCTTCAAACATGCAGGCAAGCGATGACGAGGAAGACATGAATCAAGTTCTTAGAAGTATTCAGGGTGCATACGGTCAGCTCCTGAATGCACTTAGCGAAATGCTGCATGGAGAAACTGATGCCACTGCAAGCAACAAGTTGATGGAGGACACAGACATTGACATTAAGTTGACAGTTCCGTCAAACTTCATTATGGGTATCAAGGATTCCATAACTGCATCCATTCATGATTATATTATCAACAAGGCACTTATGGATTGGTTTCTGATGACCAATAAGGATGATGCTAAAGACTATTCAGATTTGGCTGGTTTTGCACTCAGTACACTAAAATCATCATTATGTAAAAGGGAAAGACCCAAGCGAAATTTTTAAAGTATGAAGACATGTTGTAATGGATATCGGGTAATGATAGAATTGCTGAAGCAGGAGCTTGTGTACGACATTAAGAACACGGCTTATGTTTTTGCTGATTCACAGACAAGACAAGATATAGATCCCCATACACTGCATAATATCTTTGATGTAGCGGAAGTAGGCAACAGAGACAGACTGGCACGAATCCTTGACTCTGCAGTTGAAGACTGTAGGGAAATGCTGTATCGTTTCTGTAAGGTTGATATGCATGGAGGCGGATTTGATTCCGACGAATGGGAGGATTGTGTCGGTTCTCCAGCTAATGATGAGGAAGCCTATTACCTTGTAATGATTATGCCAAGGGATTTCTCTGCAACAAGCGTTCATACGATGACTGTATATATTCATGACTTCATTGTATACAAGTCTCTCTATGAATGGATGATGCTTGTCTATCCAGATGGAGCTGAACGATTCAAACTGTTGGCTGAAGAGAAGAAGCAGAAATTCAAGGAAGCGTCTATCCGAACAACTGGTCATACAAGAATAAGGATCCATCCATTTTAATATTATTGTTTCGTATCAGTAAAGGGTAACTGCTTATGCCGGCAATTACCCTTTTTTTACTTGTCAAAGAACTTATCTATCAACCCCATTGCTTCATCCTTCTTCTTGTCTATTATTTTCGCGTAGATTTCAGTGGTTGAAATTCTTGAATGTCCCATCAGCTTACTGGTCGTATAGAGGTCTGCGCCAAGCGTAATCATCATGGTTCCGAAAGTGTGCCTGGCGGTATGGAACGTTACATGCTTTTGGATTCCTGCTTTAAAAACCCATGCCGAGACGTGTCTGTTTATCGTGTTCTCACTTTTTAAATAAGGAAACACAAAAGGGCTGCCTGTCTTTTGCGGCATCCATTTAACGGCTTCCTTTGGGAGAATATAAGATACCGTCCTGTTCGTCTTCTGTTGAGTCTGACTTAGATGAAGTATCTTTTCTCCGTCTTTGCTCAAAGTCTCTTTTATGTTTCTCCACTTCAAAGTTCTTATGTCGGAAATTCTTAATCCGCAAAAGCAAGAAAACATGAATGCTTGTTTAGTGTTTGTGTCTACACATTCTGTTTGTGCCAGGATTTTTACTTCCTCTAAGTCAAGGTAAGCCCTGTTGCTTTCCGGTGCTTTGGGCTTTTCTTTTTTGTCGATTTCCAGAAATGGATTCTTCAGAATGACCCCTTCCTTCACCGCCTTGTTGAGCATGTCGTTGAGATAGGCATAATATAGTTTCTTTGTGTTCTCGCTTAACGGAGTCTCTGTATATTTCCGCTTTGCATTATTGAGATGTTCAATGAAACCGAGGCAATACTTCTTGTCAATATCGCATAGCTTTATTTCTGTCCCTTTATAGTTCTGTAGTTGTAGTTTTGTAGCATAGATGTGCATTTCCACATTCTGGGGAGACTGAGTATTTTTCAATTTATATTTTCTGAATATTTCAATCCAGGCATTAAGAGACATGTTTCCTTTGCTGGATTTTATTCCTGCTATACCTTCTTTTATTTCCAGAACCCTTTTAGCTTTTATGATGTTTGCAGCCTCCATAGTTTCTGAATTTTTCTGCCTTACAGCGGCTTTATTTCGCCCATTTTCGGGCAAAAGATACAATTTTAGGAACTCATACACTCTTTCCCCATTATTGTAAATGTCAAGATAAATACTCTTGTTGCCGTTTGCAAGTTCTTTGAATCTGATTGTAACAGGCTCTTTATCAATAGTTTTCCTTCTTCCCAT